GGTTGTCTAGCACTTCGCCAGCGGTGGCCGGGTCGCGGCACCGTGGCACGTCCACGAATGACCGGGACGTGTTCTGGCCGCTGTACCTCTACTCGGACACCGGCTCTACGGAGTTCATGGCCCGCGATCGGGCGTTCTGGCAGAGCTTGGATCCGGACATGGAGGGAACGTGGACGGCGGCCGTCCCTAACGGCGGCCGCCGGACCCTCGGGCTGCGGCTCAAGGGGTCTGACGATGAGATGAACCATGACCCGGTGCAGCGCGGCTGGGCTCAGTACGCCATCAACCTTCTGGCTGATAAGCCGTACTGGCTCGGCGAGACGGTCACGAAGTCATGGGCCCAGGGTGACATGCGGCCCTACTACATCACCGAAGAGGACCGCGTCACCTACGGCTACCCTGACGACGCGATCCACTACCTGTCTCCGGGTGGCTCGCTCGGCTCGGCAACGTTCACGAACGACGGCGACGTGCCGGCTTATGCGGTGTGGACTGCGGTCGGACCGACTACGGCGGTCTCCTTCGGGGTCGGCGGTAATGACATCATCGTGCCGTTCGACATCCCCGCCGGATACGCGGTGCAGCTGGACACTGACCCGATCGACGGGCAGGTGCTCTGGTATGGGCTGTGGGATGCGGCCACGCGGTCGATCCTGTCGCCCGTGGACCGCACGACGGAGCTTGACCCTGCGTCGGCGTTCGTTGCCATCCCTCGCGGGCAGGACCGGCCGCTGACGATCCAGATGACAGGCTTCGGGACAGTGATCGCCTCCGTCCGGAACAAGTACCGGAGGGCGTGGTAATGGCTTCCGAGATCCCGTACGAAATCCTCGTCTACCGGGGTTGGGGCTTTGCCGGATGGATTGGCCGGCCGCTCGATTTGAAGCCGGTCATCCGCCACAACATGAAGTCCACTGCGACGTTCACGATCGATTCGGATCACCTGCGGGCGTCGGATCTCATGGAGCCGGGCGCCAGGGTCATGATTTACCGGCACGGCGAGTACGAGATGTCCGGGCCGGTGCGCCTGGCTGGTGGCCAGTTCACTTCAGCTTCCACGCTGACCTTCACGGTCGAGGACGATTTTAGGATCATCCACAACTGGCTGGCGTGGCCGAAGCCAGCAGCAGCCTTGACGGGCCAGGACGTGGAGTATCGGTCCATCACCGGCCCGGCAGAGACCGTCGTGAAAACGGTGATGGCTGAGAACGCTGCACGGCTCGGATTCCCGCTGACCGTGGCCACCGACCTCGGGCGCGGCGCTTCCGGTAAGTACACCTTCAGATTCCACCCGGCCTATGATCGCCTGTTCCCGGCGGTTGACCAAGCAGGCATCGGCGTTACGGTCCGGCAGGAAGGCGCAGGCCTGCTGCTGGACTGCTACGAGCCCCGCGACTACGTGCACGAGCTGGCCCCGGAGAACGGGACAGTCATCGGCGGCACCTACTCACTGGCAGCACCGAACGCTACCCGCGTCGTCGTCGGCGGCCAGGGCGAGGGCGTGGCGCGCGAGTTCCGCGGCTTTCCTGATACGGCACGCGAGACCGAGTGGAACGACGTCATCGAAGTACTGCAGGATGCCCGCGATTCCGGATCCGGCGATGTCTACGCCGACCGCGCCGCCGAGGTCCTGGCTGAGGGCGCCCCGATGGCCGGTTTGTCTCTCGAGCTGTCCGAGACAAAGCACTTCCGCTATGGCGGCGACGGGCTTCACGTGGGCGACCGGGTGACGGCCAAGGTCCGCGGCCAAGCATTCACTGACGTCCTGCGCGAGGCGCGCCTGTCGTGGGACAAGGGCGGCGACGTCGCCACTCCGGTGCTCGGCGAACGCACTGACGACACGGACATCGTGCTGGCGAAAAGAATCCGCGCTTTGCAGCGCGACAACGCAGATAGGAAGGCCCGCTAATGGCTTTGACCAGCGTCTTTTACGACGGTGTTGTGACCGAAACGGACCGGGCGAAGAACCTTGCCGGCGGCCCGGAGTATGGCGTGTACGGTGTGGACGACTTCAAGGTCACCGCGCACCCCACCATCCCTTACGCTGTGCTGGTGAAGGCTGGCCGGGCACACGGCCACGGCGTCACCGATGAGGCCGCCATTGATCAGATCGTCAACTGTGACACGCTCGCTTCCGGGACCCGCTGGGACCTGATCGTCGTGCGCCGCAACTGGCAGCCCGCACTCGGCGGCCCGTCCACGCTCGTGGCCATCACGGCCGGTGCGACGGCCGAGATCCCGGCAGCGCGCAAGGTTGGCCCGGGCGTTGAAGATGACCAGCCGCTCGCTCTTGTGAAGTGGACAGGCGGGCTGAGCGCACCGGAGCAGATCATCGACCTTCGCGTGTGGGCGACCGCGGGCGGGTACTTCGCCAAGGAGGACCTCGTCCGCTCGTACCTGACCCGGATCGGCACGCGGATAACGATCAGCGCCACTAACACCAACTGGACGCTGTGGCTCGGCCCCAATGACCTCGTTGCGTGGGCACTGGACATCGCCCCCGCAGCAAAGACTTACGCAGCGACGGACTGGCAGAGCGGCGCACTGCCGATCTCCACTTCACCTGACGGCAACAACATCAAGCTGGCGTCAATCACCATCCCGGATCCCGGATTCCGTTACCACGTGCAAGTCCTCGCTCGTTTTGAAGGCGGCAAGGTCAATACCCGGTGGGATGCTGACGTGTCCATTGCCGGGCAGCCTAGCTATGTTGCGGTCGCTTCACTCGGAAACACCGTCGCGCCGTGGTACGACATCACCGGCTTTACGATCAACCCGATCACGGGCGGCTCAACCGTTGACCTGAATCTTCGCAGGCTCTCCGGGACTGAATCGTTCGGGCTCACCGCATATAACCGGGCGTTCCGCGTCATGGTCATCCCGGCATGAGAAGGCCATCTGGCCCTCATTTCCGACGCGCATAGGGAGGGCTAAACGTGTGGATCCGCAATTCGTGGAGCTGGTCAAGGCTCTCGCCGCCCCCCTTGTCGCTACTGGCGGTATCACAGGCTGGTATCTGCTCTACCGGAAGTTCGACGCCGAACGCGCCACATCCCTTCGAACGGACATCGCCACGGCCAACGCCGAGCGCGACACCGCACGGAAGGAACTCCGTGACGAGCGGGCGGACCATAAGGCAACCCGTGAAGAACTCCGCGCCGCAGACGAAACAATCGACAAGCTACGCGCCAAGATCCGGGGGGACGAAGTATGAGTGAGCATTCACGTCGCGAACAGTTCCCGCCGCGATGGGCATTCTTCGTCCTCGCATTGGTGATCATCGCCGGGCTCGCTTGGACGGTCTACAACCAGGTGGCGGCGACGGCTGACAAGAACACGGCGCAGGCAAACAGTCAGACGCTCGCACAGGACATCCAAACAATCTGCGAGGCGCAAGGCAAGCTGCTGGTTGACGACCGGGACTTGTGCGCCAAGGCCGACAAGGTCCAACAGAATCCAACCGAGGCCATCGCCGGACCAAAGGGCGCTGACGGGCCTCCGGGCCTGCCAGGCATGGACGGCAAGGACGGGAAGCCTGGACCTATGGGGCCGGTTGGTCCTGTCGGTCCTAATGGCGTGGACGCGACCGGCTCGCCCGGTGCTAGTGGTGCTGCTGGATCTCCCGGCGCACCCGGTCCGGCCGGTAAGGACGGGGCCGCATCGACAGTGCCCGGACCCCAAGGACCGCCAGGTGAGCCTGGACCACAGGGCCCTGCCGGCGCTGACGGGCAAGACGGCGCGGACGGACCCCCCGGCACTGCCGGATCCGCGCCGACGTCGATCACCATCATGGACGCAACCGGTCGCAAGCAGACCTGCACCCCCAACCCGCCCGGCTCCACTCAATACACGTGTACTTACGACGACGGACTAGGGGTCAAGCCATGAGGCCAGTTTCAGCAGAGCACCGCGTCACCCAAGGATTCGGGGAAGGCGCCACGGCAGGCGTCGTCGCCAACTCCAGCCCAGCAGCGGGAGTGGGTTACCTCGTGTGGCTGTACGGGAACTACCAGCCGAACGGCCACGCCGGGACTGACCTCGGCACCCCTGTCGGCACCCCCGTCCGTGCCGCCCGCTCCGGCACCGTGATCTGGGCGGACTGGGACGTCAACTTACCGGGCAACGACAGCTGGGGACCCGGCGGGTACTTCGACCGATGGGGCTTCTACAAGAGCTTCGGCGGACGACTGATGGTCATCCAGTACTCGCCCGGTGACCTCGACGTCTACGCCCACCTCTCCAAGTTCAAAGTCTCCCGAGGGCAGTTCGTCAACGAGGGAGACCTCGTGGCGTTGTCCGGGGACTCCTCCGGCGGCAGAGACGGCCAGCTCGGCCCGCACCTGCACACCGAACGGATCGTGGACACCTCGAACTACTCCACCGGCAACGGCAAAATCTACGGGCGAATCGACCCGTCCACCGTATGGGGCGGACTCGCCGCCCAAGGCTCGGCCACGCCCGCTGCGTCGCCTGCTTACACCCCCGATGAACAGTTCCTGCTGGACCTGTTCGGAGCCCTTTAGGAGGCCACCATGCCGGAAGAAAAATCCCCGAACCAGCAACGCCTTGAAGACCTGCATTGGATCCTCTGCAAGGAGGACGGGCGCGAGGAACTGCGCAAGTGGATCCGAGACTCCGTGCGCTCCGTCGTGTCGGAAGCGGCCGTCCTGGACAGGATCGCGCTTGCGGTCCTCAAGCGGGACTGCGACTTGATCGACCCGACTGCGAAGACCAAGAATGTCACCGGCACGACCACGCTCGCGAGGATGGTCAACTGGCGCGCCTACAACTTCGAGGAAGCCCGCCAGGACAACGCCAGCCTCCGCGGCGAGGTTGAGGCTCTGGGCAAGGAGGTCGCGGCCCTCGTAAAGCTGCTCACCCCGGCCGCGGAAACCACCGAGGAGGCCAAGTGATGGGCGACCACGAAACGCCTGTGAGCACGCAGGCGGCATTCCCCTGGCGGGCATTCTGGCGGACCGCGCTGCAGGTCGGTCCCGCGGCTCTTGTCGGTCTGGTGGGAATCCTGCCGGGTGTCATCCAGACGATCCTCGACGGGTTCGGCCGGCACCTGCCGCCGGAGATGTATGCCTACCTTGCTGCAGCAGCCGTTGTCCTGACCGCTGTTTCCGCGACCCTCGCCAAGATCATGGCCCGGACGGACGTCATCGAGTGGACCCGCAAGTACCTCCCATTCTTCGCCCCGGACAAGGAGTAACCGATGACCGACTACCCACTGGACATGCAGCTCGTGGTGGACCCGCTGAACCCTCAGAACGTGGTCCGCAACGGAACTGTGTACCTTTACGACGCGGACGACACCGCTGGCGTCACGCCCATCGCGATCAAGGACCCATCCGGATTGCCGCTCACGAATCCGCTCATGTCCAACGCATACGGCTTCACTCAGCCGTGCATCGTCACCCTTCCCCGCGTCAAGTGGAAGTCCGGCGCGTTCGAGGGATTCTTCTACTCCTACGACGGTCTCCGCAACGAGGCGATCGCGGCAAAGGAAGCCGCACAGGCAGCAGCAGCAGCCGCTTCAACTGCCGGGGCCGATGCAGCCGGAGCTGCCGCGGCCGCACTGGCTAGCGCCGTAGCTGACGCCGAGGCTGCACAGGCCGCCGCCGAAGCTGCCGCGGCCACCGCAGGAGTCCCAGCAGACACTGCCATCGCTACGGCGCTTGGTGACAGCACATCAGCCACTCGTGCCGCCGCTGATGCCGTCGTTACCGCCAACCCCACTGTCGTAGCGAAAATGGACGCCGCTACCAGGGGCGCCGCGTCCGGAGTTGCTGGTCTCGGATCAGACTCGAAGCTCCTGGAAACGAATATCCCCCAGCGCCTCTCCGTTAGTGACCTTTCTGCCGCCTTTGTCCCCAAGTGGAAGGCCACCACGGCGTACGTCGCGGGCGACAAAGTACTCAGCCCGAACGGTGATGTGGTGTCCGCAAAGGTCAACTTCACTTCGGGCGCGAGCTACAACGCTGCGAACTGGGACCTATCCACCACCTACGTGCCGGCCGCCGAACCTCGCCCAGCGGTGGGGCTGGCCTTCGGCGTCACCTTCGCTACGGACCCGGCATGGGGCATGAAGGCCGATGCCAACACGACCTCTACCGACAACGGCCCCAAGCTCCAGGCGATCCTTGATTACGCGGCAGCCAACTACGCCGCCACCGGCGCCGGACTAACCATCATCGCCCCCGGCGGTGACTACGGCTTCGCTACTACGGTCAACCTGCCAGTCGGTCCCAAGATCAAGATTGAAGGCGAAGACATCAACCCGGTTGGTGCAACCGGCGTCCGGGGAACGCGGTTCCGCCGCAAGGGGTCATTCACTGGCCAGATCCTCCGGGGCGTCGGCACTTCTGGCGGTTACGACGCCACTGGTCGGATCAGGGTTTGGCTGAAGGACATCGAGTTCAACGGCACCAACAAGACCGGCATGCTGGTGGAACTGGTGCGCGTCTCGGACAGCACCATCGAGCATTGCCGGTTCTTCAACAACGTTGGCGTAGGCCTCAGGGCCTCCGAGTGGTTCAACTCATATATCAACTACACCTATTTCCAGCAGCTAGGTAGCGGCCGCACCAGCCCCGCCGTACTGCTCGATAGCCCCGGTCCGCTCGTCTCCGCTGGCGCTGGCGGAAACACTATCCACTTCATCGGTTGCGAGTGGGAAGGTAACACTGGGACCGACCTTCGCGTCACGTCCAACGATGCGAGCTACGCCTCGGGCCAGGATTGGACGCTTGCCGTGCTGATGACGAACTGCAAGATGGAGCGCAACGACGGGGACTACCCACTGCTTGATCTGGACCGCGTAGGCGACTTCCACATGTCGGATTCGTTCCTCCATCTCGGCCCTTCATGCACGGCACCACACGCCGAAATGAAGGGGACGGCCGTCCAGCCGTCCCGCCCAGTGAAATTCAGTAACACCAGCTTCAGCGGAAACAAGTGGGCTGGCACCGTGGTGGACGGTAACGCCGTGGTCCCGTACTTCATCGACATGACGGCGGGCGAGCTGATGCTGTCCAACGTGTCTATGAACGGCAGCCCGACCACAGCATTTGTCCATGTGGGGGCATCGGTTGCAATCAATGCCTTCCGCATGTCCAACTTCATGGTCTCCGACAGGTCCAAGCTGATTCACGATGAGCGCTCAGGCAGCACGACCAACCTCGGCTCCGTCGAAGTCCCCGCCCGCTACGTCCAGCAGGGCGCAACCGTCATCGCACCAACACTGACCGCCGACCAGGTCGTCTACAAGATGCTCCAGTCCGTCAAGACCGACTGGTGCGGGAATGTCACGATCCCATCCGACGCATCGAACGGGCGGCCCCTTCGGGTGCGGGTGCTCTGGTACACGCCCGGGACATCCGGCAATGTACGACTTGAGGCAAGGGCCAAGCCCGGCGTCCAGGGCGGCAGCACGACCGTTGCCACGGCGGCGGAAGTTCAGCCCGTTGTTGTCGCCGTCCCGGCCACTGCTAACCAGATGATGCAGACAACCTTCACCTTCGCGGCCACAGCCACCCCGGGGCAGATTGTCCCGGTCACGCTGAGCCGCAACGGCGCAGACGCTACGGACACGCTGACCGGCAACGATGTCAGGATCTACCAGGTGGAACTCAGGTACGAGCGGTCCTTTTAGGGCAAGTCGGACCTATGGTGAGGACAGACCTTCTCGACGGCTGTCCTCACCATGAAATCCGCCTGACTCTTGCTCAGCCCTGAGGTGACGGATCGTTCTGTGAACGATGCATATGCACTGACAGGGTGGGCGTCAAAAGCCTCGCAGGCTCCGATGGCAATAGTGGCAGCGTCATCAGCAGTCACGGCACCGGAGTATTTCCGGTCGACTGCGTCGATGTAGGAGGAGAGTGAAGTATTCGTGTACCCGGATGCCATTGCGGGAGTCGGGGTGGGAGATTCGCCAGTGAAGCACACGAGTGCGCTAACTGAGAGAGCGACCACCGCGACAAGCGCGTGCTTCCAAGGGTTCATCCAGTCAGTATAGTGACTAGGGACAACGCGGGGGACGCTACACGAGGATGCGCCGATGAATGCCACCACTCAAAAAATTGATGCCGGCGCAAGGAAGCAAGCGGTAACTCAGGGCGCGGCCCTCGTTGCCGCCGCCTTGGCCTCGTGTTTTCTTGCTTTCGTTGACTTGAAACTCGCGTTCGCCCCGATAGCGGTTCTGGTCTTCGCATGGATCGCACGGTCAGTAGGCGCCGGGGCTATGATCCCCAGGGAAAAGATTGGATGGCTGTACGCCTCCGTCATATTCGTAACATGCTGGGCCCCTTCCCTCGGCGCGATTGGCACCACGGCACGGTTCGGCCTAGCGGTCCTTGTTGCGGTAGTTGCCATCTTCGTGGCCCTGAGCCGTAAGTCGATCCGGCCAATGCCCAAGCTCCTGGCCTTCGGGCTCGCTGTTCTGTTGCTTTCCTTGGTCATCAGCACGATTGGCGCAGCATCGACCGGGTACGGCGTTGCTCGGTTCCTCAACTGGGCCATGTTTATCCCCTTGCTCTGGCTCGCGTACCAAAGGCCCAACTACAGGGGGGTCCTCTTCGGCCTCGTAGCTACGTGCGTGTTCCAGATGGCCGGAGTGTTCTTGCAAATGGCTGGCCTTATGAAGGGCACGTGGGGCGGCCTCCTCACGTCAGGGACAACCTACAACGCCAGCACCAGCAGCTGGCTGACCCGGTACACCGGATTCATCTGGAACCCCAACAACCTTGCCCTCGTCCTCGTCTGCGGGACCCTTGCCCTGGCGGCCTGCCTGCTAGTGAAGCTCCCCATGCGCTTGAAGGTGTGCTGCCTCGGCCTCATGGGGCTCTTCACCTTCGGCGTCATATCGTCAGGCTCACGTGGAGGCCTCGTTGCCGTCGCTCTGGGGCTCTTGGTGCTCTGCCTGGCGGCTGGCAAACGGGGCGTCGTGCTGGGTATCGCAGCCGTCTCTGCAGCCCTCCTGCTATTGCAGTTCGCCGCGTCGAAAGAACTCGGGCGCTTGGTGGAATCATTTGCAGAAATAATCTCTGGCACGGACGCAAGTGCGGCCCAGCGGAGCGGAGTGTGGGTCACGAGGCTGCAAGGGCCTGATGGGGGCCTGGCGCTCGGCAGCGGCTTCGGCGGTTACGACCCATCACTCTTCGCAGATCAGCACGGCGTAGACATCGACCCCGCAGCGGCAAAGCGGGCAACGGTAGATAACAGCTGGCTGAAAATAGTGCTGGAGTCTGGCCTGCTGGGTGCGGCTGGCATGGCAGTCACCATGCTTCAGCCAATGTTCGGCTCACTCTTCAAGTCCAGTGGGGAGCGTCGATTGTGGGGCATTGGCGCGGGGTCGATAATTGTTGCCATAATTTGGCGGTCCGTCTCGGTGGACATGCTTGACCAGAACCCCTGGAACGCCATCGTATTCTTGGCCCTTGGAATGGCCGCAGCGTCCTTCCGCGACGATAGCCCAACCGTTCCAAAGCGCCGCGCCAAAGACCGCTTCTACTCCTTCGCCCCGGCACGATAGCGCGGCCCGAAAGACCGTCCTCGGCGCTGGCACCATCGCCGGTGACAGGTAGATCCGTATCCACGGGATTTCGCCGAGACAGGACGGGGCTCGGGCATCTGGAAGGCTGGCTGCGGATGCTTTGTCCAGCTTTCCACGCACAGGGCTTGATCTGTCATGCCGGTTGGCCGCCCTTTCGGGGACCTAGTCACCACTAGCAAGTGGTGACGTGGTCCCCGAGTTCTCGGCTAAGGTATCCATCGATTCCAACCAAGTACCTGTTACCAAAATAAACGCGTAGCCTCCACTGTGTTTTATGTTTAGCCAAGTGAATAGCTTCTAGAGACGACAACTTATGGGTTTAGAGAGGCTCAAGTGTTGACTCTTATAACAGTAATTCGCTGGATTGCCAGGCCGACCGGATCACGGTGCTCCCGTGGCTAGCGTGAGCGGGCAGATGGAACCGCCCCCATCCGGGACTGACGCCGGAGTGAAGCGGCGCGGCCTTCTCAGACTTGGAACTCTGGTTACTGCTATCACCGGCATTTCCGCCATTTCAGCTCTTGGAGCGAACAGTGCCAATGCTGCCCCTGGTGACAAAAACCCGCCTACCACGTCCTACATTCCCACTGCGGAAAAGGGCACGGCATCGGGTGTGGCGACACTGGGCACCGATTTGAAAATACCCCGCACGCAGATACCGGATCTTTCTGGCACATTTGCCTTCGACAATTCGTTTGACGTACGCAAGTTTGGTGCCCGTTTCGATGGCCTAACAGACGACACCGCGGCCATCCAGAACGCCATCAATGCCTGCGCCACAGCGGGCGGCGGTGACGTTGTCCTTCCCTACGGAGATTCGGTCGTCAACGGTGGGCTGACATGGCCGCTGAACAAAATGGTCCGCCTCTTGGGGCAGGGCGTTAGTGCTTCAGGCAACATCTTTGCCACACGTCTGAAGCGTACAGCTGGGACAACGCCTATCATCAACGCATCCGGGATCGGGCAAGCAGCAAACCAGCGCGTACAGATGGAGCTGCACAACCTGGCGCTCCATGGGGGCGACAAGGCCGGCAGTGTGGTGAAGATCAGCCGGTCAAGCCTTTCCTACCTCAACAACATCCGGGTCTCGAATAACAACGGCGGCTGCGGGCTGGAAATTCGTGAAATGTGGGATTCCAGGATGCACTGCGTATACGTCCAGCTTTGCGGCGGTAGTGGAACTATCCCTGCCGTCCTGTTCGCTGACGCAGAGGGTGAGACAGTGGTCGCCGTGTCGGACGGGATCCATATAACCACGCTGGCAATTCACAGCAGCTACGGTCCCGACCTGAGGATCACCGGCAACCAGACGCTCGGAGCAGCTTCAAGCAACCTTCAGTTCGTAAACCTGAACATTGAGGGGAAGGGCACGGGTACACAAGCCGCGCCGGACACGTACGTCAATATTGACCTGGAGTATGCCCAAGATTGCACCTTCACGAACACTCGCGTATACCTCCCAACCGGGCGGGCGAGCACCTCAGTCATCAGCCAAGCGTCAGCGGGATCGGGAACCAGGGCAAATCACTTCACCAACACAGTTCTAGGAACGTCCGGCCTCAACCCACCCGCCACCTTCATTCAGCAGACGGCCGGCTCGCTCATGTTCAACAACCTCACCATAAACGGTGCGGCGACGAACACGTTGATCAACATAGCTGGCTCTGTCGGCCCCGGGCGATTCAAGCTACGCAACTTCATCAACAACCAAACGAACATGAACAGCGGCTTCATCTCGGACGGTCGTTCTGTGAATGAGCGTATCGGACGCGCCATCGTGCCTGTTCGGGTGCTCAGCTCTACAAATTCGACAGTTTCCCTGGGCCAGTTCGTCGTGTACCCGCTGAATGACGCTGCGATTAATTCGATCACGGCGCAGATCCCGATCCCGGCGGACGCCGACGCCAATGGGAAATGCACCATCCGTGTCACTTGGGCTACCGCAGGCCTAGGAAACGTCGTCTTCCGCTGGGTTGGCAGGACAGTTGCCGTTGGCGACGATCCCACCGCAATACCTACAAACCGGGATTTGATTGCCGCGGCGTCTCCAACTGCAGGTCGAACCAGTGTCACCGAATGGAATGCCAACGAATTCGGATTCCCCTCCACTCCTGGCGGGACCCTGTGCGTCCAGCTCATGCGTCTGGGGGATGATGCTGCAGATACAGTTTCCGCGACGGTAAACATCATCGCCGTGGAAATGATCTACAACCAGCGCTTTTAGACGCACTAGCGGGTGCTGACAGAGAGCGGCCAGTTCCCGTCGCAACCGCCATGCTTTAAGGGGCGCTCCGGAAGCGGCTAGTGGCAGCCAGCTACGGGATCATGTTGGTCTAGGTCAAGCGAGCAGGTTCGGGATCGAGATGACGCGCAGGGGCATTTCGCTTGGTAGCCCCAAAGTGCTTCAGGCGCAGAGCCTTCCTCTCGATCCCGAACCAACTGGCAGCAGCCAGTGGCACCACGATTAGGAAGGTGACGGCAACGTACGGGACAAGGCCCAAGTCGTTCACACCATAGATGGTTAGCAACTGGGCGACAGGGTATGCGTAAATATAGGTCCCGTATGAGATGTCAGTCTTGGCTAAGTTGTGGAGCGGGAGCCGGATTCCCAGCCAGATCATCAAGTAGGCGACCGGCCCCGCTACCGCCCACTCGGGGTGCTTGAGGAACACCAGGCCAAGGCCCAGAATCACTGCCGAGCCTGCGGCGATTCGCCAAGAGCAGGCTATGCGGTCACGGTAGAGGTACAGCATCGAGCCTGCGGCAAAAACAGTCCCCGTCGTGACCAGGCGGTAGGCATCTTGACTCCTGAAGAGCAAAGCCTCCATCGGCCCGGGCACCACTTCCCATGCGAGCAGGAGCGCCGATCCACCGGCAAGCACGATTCCCACACCTAAGGGCTTGAGAAGCCGAAGGTAAGCCAAGATGGCGACCAGTATGTAGCACAAGAATTCGAAGAACAGGCTCCAAGCGGCACCATTCCAGTATTGAAAGCTGGGGTTCAGTGTGGTTTGCGTGCCAGCGATGGACGGCACGAGGGTGGTCTTCAACGCGAAGTTTCCGACCACGTATTTGAATGCCCCTTCCAGCGGGTACCCATCGAAAGTTGTCTGGTACTTGAGCCAGGCAAGGGGCGCCACGACTGCGGCGATAAACAGTACACAAACCCAGTAACCAGGGAAGATACGTAGGAAGCGATGCCAGAGGTATCGCCAGCCCGGCGTTGACTCACGGCTCATCGTGATCAGGTAACCGCTAATGGCAAAGAAGCAAAGTACCGCAAGTGAGCCGACGGTGGTGGAGCCGATTCGCGGCTCAGGCCCAAATCCCCCGAGCGACCAGGCATGGGAGACTATGACGGAAGACGCTAGCACCAGCCTGATCAGGTTCAAGCTGTTGCGCCGGCCGAACTGGCTCCCGATGGTGCTGCGCACAAGCAGGCGTGATCGACTCAAGATAAACGTTCCCCCAAAATTGTTTGATAGCCCAGATATCCGCTAGTCGAGCCTGCATTTACGTGAACGGTTGAACCAGATCAGAAGCCGTTCAATCGGTGCCATCCCCATGCGAGAAGTATAGGGGGCCGAAAGACCGGTTAATTGCCTGGCACTGGACGGACCCAAGTTTGGGTCACAATGTCCCTTATGACGTCATTTTTCCAGACGATGCCAATATCGGACTGATCGTTGATCCTGCCTGAATAGACTCCCAGAAGCTGAATGATTTGGCCGCCGAATGCCGTGGTCCCGCTCCGCCTGAGCACCGCACCGCCCGGGGAGAAGAAGACCACCGGAGAGCCAGACTGGCCCGGTCTGGTGCGGCTATCAATCAGAAAGCGCGGCCATTCTCCATAATCCAGCTCGGGTTCGGATGCTATGGTTCCACGGGCCCAAATGCCGATGCCGGCGACTGAACTTTGGGCGAAGGGAAACCCGACGATGTTGACAGCTGTTGAAGGTGTGAGCAGCACCGGATCTTCTTCTGGACCGTAATCGAGGGAGTAGGGGAACAAGTGGACGCCGTCCGTGTTAGTCAAGGGAAGCGCCGCGACGTCAACCTGGCGTCCGCCGCTCGGGTGCTCTAGCCACAGCGGCTTGTCGTCAATGTCAACGAGCCGTTCGGATTTGAACATCCACGTTCCAAGCTGATCCTTCGTGTTGTGCAGGATGTGCACTTCATCGGGAGTGACGCCATGCGAGCTCATCACCTCGTTGGTACCCGGGTTCCTGCCAGCCAAGTTGTGCCAGTTGGTGACGAGGTAAGGCCGGTCAGCATGCATGACGATGAAGCCCGTTCCGGTTGCCAGGTGGTTGCCGTTCCACTTCATCTCTAGTCGAAGCGACATGAACGACGGCATTGAGACTTGGAGAGTTTGCATACGCGCCATTCAACCTCATCCAGCACGGCCCGAAGCGCCGGTTAAGTTCCCTAACTGAAATCGCCCCCAGCATCCACTATGGATGCTGGGGGCATTTCGTCGTTTCCGCTTAGCAGCCGAACGTTGCTCGCGCCGGCCCCAGGAGCTCCACCGTGGCATCGACCGGAACTTCGACGGTGATTTGCCCAATGAGCAAACGAACACTTGCAAGCTCGACAGGGGTATGGGTCGTGTTTCCGCTTGACATGCCGCCGACCCAGACGAGATCGAACTTATGAAGCTCACCTTCCACCCTCGTCGACCAGTCCTGAATGATGACCCTCTGGCCAGCATGTCGGGCGGTTAGGTCCTGCACGGTCATTGATGAATCAGTTTCGATGTCTTCCATGGGGACACTGTACAAAATAGTGATGACAGTTCTCCGCCGACGCCATTTTGCATAGGTGGCGTCGAGGATCTTGAGTCGATGCGACGGGCTGGCGCCATCACTGCGGCGCTGGCCCGCGCACCCGAGGACCCCGCGCTCGAGTCACCCCCATAACTCGCGTTGGGGTTCCTTTTTGACTCAGGTCTCTTCGTCAGCGAGATCTCCAGCCTCAATGATCCGCGCCGTCTTGGCATACGCCTGGCTGATGTATTCCTCGACGTCAGCCGCTCCGACCCGCCACATGCCGCGTCCACCGACCTGAAAACCTCTGAGCTCCCCAGATTTCAGCAGGGCGCGGACGAGTGGGATGCCGACGTTCAATTCTTCGGCCACTTGCTCGACGGTCAGGAAACGGCGCGGGGCAACTTCCCCCATGGTCAGTCCTTCTCGGTTCTGACCGACAGGAGCTGGAAGCCCTCTGGGACCTGCATCTCTAGTTGGGTGAGGCCATCTTGGTAGGAGGCTGCTTCGACTTCGATGGTGCTGGTCTCTTTGGTGCGGATGACGCCGAAAAGTTTCACCCGATCACTTTATAGCCCCGCGCTGCCTCTCGGTGGAGCGGCGCCCTTCGTCGTGTCGATAGCATTGCGACCATGCACACCTTCACCCTGGACGGCACGACCTACGAGTATCTCCGGTCAGAGCCCGGGCCGGGGGATGACCCCAGATCTTGGGAGTACGGCCACCTGCCGAAGGTGTCCGCCGACGTGCCTCTGGCTGGCGGCGGCACCGTGACCGTCTACGCCCGCGGTGACCGGTGGACGGCGACGCGGATCATCGTCTCGTGGTTCGACGACGACAACCATTCCCACTGGGCGTGGGTGCCCAGGGAGAACGTCCGGAGGGTCACCGATTCGGAGTGGGACATCGAAGAGTACCGCCGCTGCCCGCCCCGCTTCCGGAACATCCGCTGGGGGAACAGGCTCCCCGGATTCCTGCCGGAGTGATCAGTTGTCCGCGACCGTGGCGGCGGCCGGCTTGGCCGGTTCGAGCATCCGGGACATCTGTTCGAGCGCCCCGGTGAGGCGTTTCATGTCTGGCTTGGATCGGTAGGCCTTGGACATCTTGGTGGTGGAGTGTCCGACGATGTCCTTGATGGTGTCCCAGTCGACTCCGGCAGCGTCCAGCAGGTCCACGGCGGTATGCCGGGCGCCGTGGAGCACGACGTCGTTGGGTAGCCCGGCCTCGGCCAGCAGCTTCGCCCACGCATCGGTTGTGGCGTCAGGGTCCCAGGGGTTTCCCCGGTCAAGGAACACGAGCCCATCCCCACGACCCTGCATGTGGAGCGCCAGGATGGACCGGAGCGGTTCGACGAGCGGGATGATGCGCCAGCCACTCTTGGACTTCGGCCGCGTGAGATACAGCGTTCCCCGGAGGTGCCGGTATTCGTAGTCGGCCGGCGCCTTGCTGATGTCCGTGATCCGGAGCAGCTGCCATGACAGGTCCAGGGTGTCCGTTACCCGGTCGGCTTCGAGCCCGAGGATTTCGCCGCGCCTTGCCCCGGTGAGCAGGTACGTTGCCCAGAGTGCCCGGTCGTCGCGTGTGGTGAGGTGCGCGAGTAGTTCGATGGCCTGCTCTGTGCTGAGCGCGCCCTGTTCCACTTTGCCCTTGCGTGGTGGGTCCACCATTTCGCAGACGTTCCGGGTGGCTTTCCCTTCGCGCATGGCTGTCTTGAGCGCGGACGACAGGACGGCGTGGGCTTTGATCGCGGTGTCCGGCCCGACCATGGGTGTGTCCGGCGGCAGGTCTGTACGGCCGCGGAGTCCGTGCGCCTTGGGTGTACTCATGATCGCTTTGTACATGTCGCGGATGTGGTCCGCGCTGAGTGAGTCAATCTTTCGCTTCCCCAGCAGTGGGATCAGCCAGCCGTCGACGGTGGACTTGTAGGAGGCGTAGGACTTGGGTCTGACCTCGTTCGGCGCGATGTCGTCGATCCAGCGCCGCAGCCATTTCTCCAAGGTGAGGCTCGACGTCGGCAGATCGCCCAGCTGGTTGAGCTCTTTCTTGAGCTTGGTCATCTCGGCCATGGCCAGCTTCTTGTCTTTCCGGCGGATGACCTTCTGCCGGCGCTTCCCATCATGGCTGGGCAGCTCGATGCGGACGGTCCAGAAACCGCGGGCGTCCTTGAAGAGCGCACCCTCGCCCTTACCGCGTGCCACGACGCGTCGCGGCATTCCATCCGCGCTCCATGAGTTGGGCAAGACCAGCAAAGGCCCGGCCCGGCCAGCTGGCCGGGCCTAACTGTCGCTCGAAATACGGGGCAATCAGCATGCCAATCAACCATGTCCATAGGACGACAGATAGTGCGATTAGCTCGGGGCTCAACGTCATCTCGAACCTTCCGTTCGTAGGTGTACTCATTAGTGTACTCATTACTGTGCACGACTGGTCAAGCTGGTGCATACTTCGTAGCCCCAAAATCCGCTAGATTCCGCGGATTTACTGGCGTGGGCATGCTCCAATTCTACCCCAGCGTTTCACTCGTAATGAAAAGGTCATCAGTTCGATTCTGATAGGAAGCTCGGGAAGAACCCCTAGAAATCAAGGTTTCTAGGGGTTTTTTACTGGCTCGAATCGGGGCAGGTGTACCCGATGGTGTACTCAACCACGCTGATCGTGCACCAAATGGACTGAGCGCGCACAGCCTCACGTATGCCCCGTAAAACAGATCAGGCCCCGCCAATACGGCGGGGCCTTTTTTGTGCGCTCAGAGCACGGGCAGATCGAGTCCCAGAGCCCTGCTGATGGCCTCGACGTCGTTGAGGGTGAATGGCACCTCGTCGCGGAGGCGCTTGCCCAGGTAGTTACGGGACACTCCGGCAGCCACAGACAGCGCGGACGCCGTCACACCGTCACGCTCCATGACCACGCGCACGTGCGCGGAAAAAGCGCGTGCGAGTGGTCCGGGGACCGGCTGTTTTCCGCTGGGCATGATCATGATGCTATCCGTCCCTAGATCACCAAGACTCTAGCGCCGCACGTCCGACCCATATGGGTCCCACGCCGGACGATTCCAACCTACTCCCGGATTGTCACGAGGGGTAGAGTTACCCCGAAGTAGTGACCCATATGGGGCATAATGAATGTCATCTGGCCGATGCCACATTCCGTGCCTGTCTGCCCGATGCTCTATGGTGATGACCAATAGAACATATATTCGAAAAACTGGGGATCATAAATGCGGTTTCAGGGAGTAGTAGAACTTGCCAACGCCACGCCAACCAGCGTGCTCTGCGAAGCCTGGGGGGAGAGCTCTGACTACGTCGCCAGCCGCAAGCGCGCAGAGCATCCCATTACCCTCCGGGAGGCAGGCGACCTTGCAGAAGTGCATGGCCTGAAACTACTGGACGTTCTCTCCATCTAGCCGGCGCTGCGCTCGGGCTGCGAGTTCCACCATGGACAGTCCGAGCGCGCTTGCAATCTCCGCAAAGGCTGGCAATGGGATGTCGCGCGTGCCGCCGAGGTACCGGTGCAGCGTGCTCGTCGGAATGCCAGCCTTTTCGGCCAGGTCCGGCTGCTTCCAGTCGCGGGCGGCCATCTCGGCTTTGATCTGCACGGCCATGGCGGACTGGATGTCTGTTCCGTAAGTTCCCATATGGAGAGAATATCCGCCATTTGGGCACATTAACAACCAGCTTGGGGATTCCTGCGTCTATCTTGAGCATTCACTACTTGTACGCAGCAGGCTGACTACTTAGATTTGGAGTGTCGCTACTTGCTTAATCCCCAAATGGGGATTACCTTATCCATATGGAAAGCAAAGCCGCTGAAATCACCTCAGCCACGAACCGAAACATCCTTCTGGGAATAGCGGAGAAGTCGACCACCAGAAACGCTGTAGCCCGGGAATCGGGCATCCCCCTCACCACATTCAATCGCAAGCTCGATGGACACACAGACTTCACACTCCGAGAGCTAGGTTCCATAGCCGCCGCCCTAGACCGCCAGCTTGCGGACATACTCCCCTCCGAACTTCTATCACCTCGGAGGGTGGCATGAGCGCCAAGCTTGCCTACACCTTCGAGGAAGCCGCGGAACAGACCGGTTACTCAGTCCGGACCCTGAAGCAGCAAGTCGCAGACGGGAACCTCTTGGCCCGATACGCCAACACCAAGGGCGTCATCCGACACGCAGACCTCGACGCCTGGCTCGACGGCTTGAGCGCCGAACCTCCCACCAAGTAACACCAGCTGCAGCGCTAAGCGCCGGCACCCAGCACCACCGTCGCCCACCTCAGGGCATCTTCCTCCTGCATTCACCATCACTCTCGTGTCCCTTGCGAGAAGAAGGGTCTATTTGTCATGCCCAAAAACACTGATTACCTGTCCATGCTCGCCACCTACAACCAGTCGCACGGCATCACCGCCACATTCTCCGAGATGAAGAAGACCGCACGCCGGATTGAGAAGCATCACGCATCCATGCCGGAAGGGTGGCGCCTCACCGTCGAAGACTACTTCCGCCAAGTCTCCGATCCCACAGGGGAAGAGGCCACGGACAACGTCATGAACGAACGCGCCGAACGGAACGCGGCCAACGCAGCCAGGAGGTTGGCGGCATGACGGTCCATGAGGGATATTCCGTCACCAGCGATGGCATCCGACTCGTTAGCCCGGACACGGAATGGCGGCGCATGGACATCCTCCGCCGCTTCGCCACCCTCCCTCATTACGACGAGGTTCAGCCGTGAACGACCGGACAGTCATCCGAGCCTGCCGCGCCGGCGCCAAGACGGTACCTGTCGATAGGTGGCCCCGACCGAAATCTATACGGGGCAACGTGACGCTGGCCCCGGACGAGCTCACCACTGCCATGGAGATGGCCCGCGAACTGCGGATCAAACGAGACATCGCCGCCTACGCGGCACGGAAGAAGTCGGCATGAAGGCCGCCGCCCTAGAGGACGACGCGTGGAAAGACGACGCACTGGCCACCATCATCGATCTGGCCGCAGCTCAGGCCGAGTTCTCCGCGGATGACCTTATGCGGGAGATGCGCCGTCCGCCGGTCGCTAACTGGGCTGGGCAGGCGTTCAGCCGGGCGAGCGCTCTCGGCTACATCACGCACGTCCGATATGAGAAGTCCACATCGAGGTCCCGCAAGAACGGCGTGCTGAGTATCTGGCGCCGCCGGATCAACAAAGGAGTTGCACTGTGAACGGTTTCTACGTCCTGATCCTGGCCGCCACGATTGTTGGGGCCGTGTATTGGATTCCCCGCGCTATCCGTCACGACCGGATCCTGGCCTCGATAGAGGCAATGGACGACGAGGAACTGGCCGCGGCGCTCGAAGAGTTCCCCGATCTGCTCGACCGGGGCCGGTGGGCGTCATGAGCCGCAGATTCACGGTCTGGCAGTGCCGCGACTGGTGCTGTGCGCAGCGACCACACGCCTACAGGTGGTGGAACGTTGGCATCACCCCCGGCAACTACGACAGTCTGCCGAGCTGGTCCGCTGCGATGTCCGCTGCTCGCTCCGGCCGTTTGAGGTGGGACGTATGACGGACCCGATCTACTGCCCGGTTCAGACCCGGGCCGCCCGCATGTATGAGGATCCCGAGCCCGCGGAGTACTGCGAAAACGAGGTCGACGAAGAGGGCGACGTTTGCCCGCAGCACGACTACACCGACGAGGACGCCGCCGACGACGCCCGCGAACACGACTACGAATCAAGAATGGGGTATTGATCATGAGCAAGAACCGCACCTACTGCCGACCGGAAGCGTGGCGCGCCGTTGTACTCCGCGACGAGGCGAACAGCCTCCTCGCCGCAATCCTGACCCTAACCGACATGCCCGAGGCCTTCCCCGCGGAAACTGAGGCTGCGGCATGACCATCACGGCGCAGACCCTGCTCGCCAGTATCGAGGCGATACCTGAGACGCCGGAGAACTTCCGGCAGTTCCGCGAGGCTGTCCGCGGGGCGAAGGCCCTCGTAGAGCTGGAAGCGACGCGCACCGAGTACGCTGCGGCGATCACCGGCTCCGGCAACGTCTGGCTGACCTTCCCCACCCGTGACGAAGCCCAGGCGTTCATCGACGAAGCCCCGGTACCCATGCACATCCTCTCCCGGCAGGCATGCGGCGAGACTCACGGCCGGTGGGTGATGGCATGAACGCCCGCGACGAACTGGCCCTCGAACTGTTCATCGGCGACAACGGCAACCAGCCGCGAGAGTCCTCCATTCAGGACTGGATATGGTTCAAGGTTTCCGGAAAACAGCAAGGCCAAGTTGAGCACTACAAGGCAATGGCCGACCACGCCCTCGCCGCGGGCTACGTGAAGGCAGACCACACCGAGTACGCGCTGGACCACAAGCGATCCGACCTCCAGTTCACGGACGACGAGGGCGAGCTCTGGACTGACGAGGGCGACGTAAAGGACTACGCCGCCGAGTACGGCGACACCGCGCCGCTCATGAAGCGCCACGTCACGGCATGGGAGGCAGCACAGTGACGGCGGGGTTCCTGGCTGACCCGGTTGGGCAGGCAGCGGTAGCGAAGATCCTTGAACGGAAGCGCCTCACACAGGAGCTGGCCGCCGCGGATGACGCTCACACTCTCGCCGTCCAAGCAGCTGTCGGCGAGCGCGGCGACTGGCTCGCCGTACGGCAGGCCGGAGAGATCGTCCGCCAATGCCGCGCCGCACTCAAAGCAGCAGGAGCAGACGATGAGTGAAACGCTCCCGATTCCGCACCCGAAGGTCCTCGACCGCCACGGCAACACTTGGTACCGGTGGAAGGACACCTTCATGCTGCCCCACATCGCTGACATGTACGGCGAACGTAAGCGCCTCACGGACGCCGAGCTCGCCGCCGAGTACTACCGGTCAGCCTTCCTCCACGAGAACAGCCTCTCCGAAAATGACGGATACGACGGGATGCCCGAGACGCAGGCGCACCGGCACCAAGCCACCATGCTTTGGCGCTTCGCCACCCTCCCCCACTACGACGAGGTGACCGCGTGAGCCCGATCCGAGCCAGTGAGAAGCTGCGCTACCCGGAGGACTGGAGAGAGATTAGCGCCAGGATCCGGTTCGAGCGGGCGGAGTACCAGTGCGAGTGTTTAGGCGAGTGCGGCCGTGGCACCCATGAGGGCCGTTGCCCGAACCGTCACGGCATGCCCGCCTACGGCACTGGCTCCAACGTCGTCCTCACCACGGCGCACCTGAACCACATCCCGGAGGACTGCCGGGACGAGAACCTCAAGGCAATGTGCCAGGGCTGCCACCTGCACTACGACAAGGACCACCACGCCGCAACGCGGTCCGCTACGAGGAAGAACGGTGTCGCATGAGCCCGACAACCGCCCGCCGTTCATGGTTCCGGCGCCGACGCCCTGTAGCGCCGGCTGCCCCGGTCATCACCACCAAAGACGCCGAAGTGGCCCGAGCATGGGGCCTCAAACTCCCCCAATGGGACGACCTCACCGACCAAGCACGGGCCATGCTCCGCCAGGACATCACCCACGCACCCCACTTTCACCAGAAAGGCTCATCATGAGCGCGCACACCAGCACCACCCTTGAAGTGATCGAAGAAGTCGCGTCAGAGCGCGGCCGCCAAGACATCAAGTGGGGCGAGCAGAACCACCCCAACGGAACCGGACCGAACACCACACCCGTGGCTGAGATTGTCCGGGGCAAGCGCAACATGATCGTCAACCGTCACTTCGCTTTCGGCCTCGCGCTGCAAGCCAAGTCCGCCACAGACCGACATGCCAAGGACGGCACCGTCACGTATGCGGACATTCTGCTGGAGGAAGTCTTCGAAGCCCTCGCGGAGGAAGACACCGCCAAGCTGCGCACCGAACTGGTCCAAGTGGCGGCCGTGGCAGTCCAGTGGGTAGAAGCCATCGACCGGGCGGGGGCATCGAAGTGAGCTCCTCACAGACCCGCGTCGAGATCACCGGCAACATCATCGTCCACCACCCGATCAAGCCCGCGGCGGCCGCCAAGTGAGCGCAGAGGACACGAGGGAGCGTCAGGCGCGCGAGCAGGAGTCTCTCGTGGGCGGCGCCGTGTGCGAGGTGTGCGGAGTCGACCACCGCACCGCCATGGCGGACCTGTCCCACGGAATCATCCGCATCCTGGAGCACGCCATCGAACGCATGCCATGGATGGGATTCCCCATCTCCGGCGACAACATCGCCCGGCAACGCGCCGGGATCAACGGACCATCCCTCCTGTTCTCGACCCACTGGGACGAGAACGACCCCGCCGAATAGGACCCAATGGACCACGACCACCGCAAAGAGAACTGGTCGCGTGGCAACAACAAGCAGCCAGGATGCAGCTGCCCGCCTTGGCGGTACACGCCACGGAAAACCCGACCAACCAACCCCGAATGCCGGGAACACGGAACCAACCAACGGACCTGAAAGGGTCCATTTTTTATGCCCAGATTGGGGACACATGAGCTTGGAAATTTTCAAGGACCTAGAGCAGGGATCACCCGAGTGGCTGGCGGAACGATGCGGCATCGTGACCGCATCCGTCGTCGGCCTACTCGTGACTTCCCGCCAACCCTCAGCGATAGAAACCGACTGCCCGGAATGTGGCGCAGCAGCGGCCGACCCGTGCAAGGGGAAACGCTCACCGGGCCCGCTGAAGACACTCCACACGGCACGCGCTGCAGCGGCACGCGAACTGGACAAGGTGATCACCGTAGACCACACCAGCGATACGGCACGGGGCCTCGTGCTGACGCTCGCAGCCGAACGTATCACCGGCCACGTCGAACCGGTACCGACATCACGGGCGATGGAGCGCGGAACCCTGGATGAGCCGTACGCGAGAGACGCCTACTCCGAGCACCACGCACCCGTCACCGAGCTCGGGTTCATGGTCCGGCACTTCGAAGGCTTCAAGATCGGGTACTCACCGGACGGGCTCGTTGGTGAAGACGGGCTGATCGAGATCAAGAGCCGGGCCCAGAAGATCCAGCTCAAAACAGTCCTCGCCAATGAGGTGCCGGCCGAGAACATGGCTCAACTCCAAACCGGGCTGCTTGTCTCCGGCCGGTCATGGATCGACTACACCAGCTACTCCGGAGGCATGAAGCTCTGGACGAAACGGGTCTACCCAAACCCTGAATGGCGGGCAGCGATCATCGCGGCTGCGGCCTGGCTTGAGAAGGAAGCCACCGAAATGGTGAGCACGTACCTCGCCGCCACCGCTGACATGCCTATGACCGAACGCATTGACCACTACCTCGAACTGGAGTTGAAGCTTTGAAAATCACAGCCGAGCCACGCTCTGACCAATGGAACGCGGACGACTTCACCGGAGGGCCCCGCACATTCACAGTCGCCGGAGTGAAGGACGGCGCGGCCGAGCAGAAATATGACATCGAGCTAGTCGAGGGCGAAGGCCGCGCATGGCGTCCACCGCTGGGAATGCTGCGCGTCCTAATGGTCCTATGGGGCGACGAAGCAGACGTATGGATCGGCCGGCGCGTGACGCTGTTCAAGGACGCGACGGTCAGGTTCGGCAAGGACGTCCCGGGCGGGATCCGGATCTCCCACATGTCGCACATTGGCAACAAGCCTGTGCATGTGCCTATCACGGTGGCTCGTGGACAGCGCCGGACATTCACCGTCCAGCCCCTACCCGACCTCGCGCCGACGCGCTCGGAACCCGCCGCGCCCGTCATCAACGACAAGGTCAAGGCAGATACCGCCAAGGCCATCGCCGAGGGCACCGTACCCAACTACATCGAATGGCTCGCCGGGCAGGGCGCGCCCCAATACGTCATCGACTACGTCAACACCACCACAAAGGAAACCACCCAGTGACCAAGATCGTTCGCCTTTCCTCCACTAACTACAAAAGGCTCGTCGCCGCGGAGATCACCCCTGATCCCGATGGAAACCTCGTCATCGTCGCCGGGAAGAACGGGCAGGGCAAGACGTCCGTTCTCGACAGCATCACCGCGGCGCTCGGCGGCGTGAACGCGAAGACAACGCCCAAGCCAATCCGTGACGGCGAGGAGCGCGCCGAGATCGTCCTCGAAACGGAAGAGCTCATCGTCACCCGCCGCTTCACCGCCTCCGGATCCACGCTCACCGTCAAGTCCCACGACGGCGCCGTGTACCCCAAGGGCCAGGCCAAGCTCGACGACCTACTCGGCAAGCTCTCACTGGACCCGCTCGCGTTCACGCAGCTCTCCGACCGTGACCAGCTCGCCACCCTCCTGGACCTCGTGGACCTCCCCTTCGACCTCGACAAGCTGGCCGCCAAGCGCAAGGACGTATTCGAACGCCGCGCTGAAGCCAACCGTGAGTCGAAACAGCTGCAAGCCGCCGTCGCCGCGATCGAGATCACGCCCGACATGGCCGACCTGAAGCCCGTCAGTGTGACCGACCTGCTGAAGGAATACCGCGACGCGCAGGAAACGCTCAACGAGTACGCGACCGACGTGAAGGACTACGCCGGGGCCGTCGCTGACGCCGAGCATCTGCGCAAGGAACTCGCCGAAGCCGAAGCCCACGAAGCGGACATGAAGGCCGCTCTCGACCGCTGGAAGGCTACCGAAGGCCTGCCTGACCTCGAAGCCATCCAGGCGAAGATGAACAACGCCGAGCAGATCAATGAAGGCGTGCGCGCCTACGAAGCCTGGACGAATGCCGGAGACGCGTGGGGACGCAAGGCCCGCGAAGCCGAAGACCTGACCGACGCCCTCGCCGCCATCGACAAGCAAAAGGCTGACGGGCTGGCGAATGCCACGTTCCCGGGCGGCCTGCCACTCGGCTTTGATGACACAGGCGTGCTACTAAACGGCATCCCCTTCCGGCAGGCATCCGGCGCCGAGCAGCTGCGCGCGAGCCTGGCCATGGCGATCGCGCTCAACCCCAAGCTCCGCGTCATCCGCATCGCAGACGGCTCCCTCCTCGACTCAGACAACCTCGCGCTCGTGGAAGGGATCGCCCGCGAGAACGACTTCCAAGTCTGGATCGAGATGGTTGGCGACGGCGACGGCCGCGGCATCATCATCGAAGACGGGCAGGTGGCGTGATGTCGGACGAAACATACGTGACCATCAAGGGCCGGCTGACCGCCGACCCCGAACTCAGGTACGCGACGTCCGGTTCCGCCGTTTCGAACTTCACGGTCGCAGTACGGGCCCGGAGGTTCGATAAGAACACCAACGAGTGGAAAGACCAGCCCACCAAGTTCTGGCGCTGCGCCGCATGGGATCAAGGCAAGCTCGCCCGCGCACAGAACATCGCGAATCTTTTGAAGAAGTCCGACAACGTCATCGTCTACGGCGAGCTCACCACCCGTGAGTACGAAACCAAAGAGGGCGAGAAGCGCAGCGCTGACGAGATCCGTGTCGAGTCCATCGGCAAAGACCTCACCTTCCACGGCCAGGCGTACGCCGCCAACGAAGCGCCGCCCACCACTGAACCGGGATGGGGCGCCAACACCGCCGGTCAAAGCGGCAGCTGGGGCGGCAACCAGCCCGCGACCACCGCCGGCGGATGGGGCAACGACCCCGGGAACGGAGCAACGTACTGATGAGAGCTGAAACGGACATCATCCTCGAAGGCCGAGATATTGGCGTTCTTCCGGCGTCCGTCACCTTGGATGTCTCCCGGACCAACGTGACCATCTCCATGCCCAGGTTTGGGCCCGTGGACTTCGCCGCCCAGGACCGGGCGCTGGAATGGTTCCGGGAGGCGTTCGGGGAGGCCAAGCCCAGCAAGTACCGCTACTGCGCGTATCGGGGCCAGCGCCACCACCCCGCGGCGGACCGGGTGGACTACCGCGCCACCACGGAGAAGGGGCTGGTCCAGCTACATGCGTTCGCGCCTCATGAACATGGCGACTACCGCGGCGAGATCCGCAACGGGCAACCGCGCTGGATATGTGGCGGGTGCCGTAAGCCCATAACCAAGACAGCAGCCCGAAAGCTCAGCCTCCTGCCCTGAACCAAATTCCGCAAGCCTGACCACCTCCCCGAGCCGCCACCGTGCGGCTTTTTTCATGCCCAAAGAGAGAAGAAAACCATGGACCCCATCGCAATCATCCTCACCATCGCAGCCTGCATCGGCGGCCTGTTCCTGCTGTACGTCATCGTCGCCGTCATCGCCATCAGCATCGCAGCGCGGAAGACGCGGAAGGCGTTGGACGACTTCGACGCCAAGTTCGATCGCAGCTTCCGCCGCTAACCACCACATCTCGCGGCGCCTGGCCACTCCCCCGGCCGGGCGCCGCGCTCCACCCGAAGGAACCCATGAACCACGCACAAGAACTCCAGGCACGCGAAGGTGTCGCCACTGTCGTTTACACCAAGCCGAAGTGCGTCCAATGCACGCAAACCTTCAAGATGCTCGACCGCGATGGCATCTTCTACATCAAGGTCGACATCACCGAGGATGCCGCGGCCCGAGACTTCATCACGCGCGACGTCACCGTCGGCGGGCTGGGCTACCTGCAGGCCCCGGTTGTGTTCGTCTCCGCAGTCGAAGGAGATGAACACTGGTCAGGATTCCGGCCAGACCTGATCGAAACGCACATCGCGAAGCGGGCTGATGCCGCTTGAGCCCGGCACGTGTGCAGCGGAAGCGGACCAAGGGCTGGAGGATGCCAGAAGGCGCGGTGTACGTCGGCCGCGGCTCCCAATGGGGAAACCCGTTCGTCCTCAGGGATCGGTCAGGCCTTGCCCGCGAACCCGCCATCCACCACCCTGACAAGTCGTGGGAGTACGAAGGCAGGATCAGCGCGGACGGTATGCGGCATGACTACTTCCACCCCGGTGGGCGCATCACGCCCGTCAATGTTCGGTACATGACCCGCGAAGAGATCGTCCTCTGCTATCGGGCATATGTCACCGGCGGCAGCTGGCCGGGCGAATGGAAGCGTCACTCGCTGGTCGATTCAATCCGTGAAGAGCTTGCGGGCAAGGACCTCGCCTGCTGGTGCCCACTCGATAAGCCGTGCCATGCCGACGTCCTCCTCGAGCTCGCGAACGGATCCGCTTGATGGCCGACCCCTGCTGCTTCATCTGCCGGGGACCGCACGACATCTGCCTCTCCCGCGGGACCTGCGGCCACCACGTCAAGGCGCGGGCCCAGGACGACGCCAACCACAAAGCCCGGCAAACAGTCCGCGACCCCACCGGCGAAACCGCCGTCCGCAACATCATGCGCACGCGCAACCGCAAACCCAAGGCCCCGAGACCGGGGCCTTTTTCATACCCGGATCTCAAGGAGTAAACAATGAGCAGTCTTCAAGCAGTCACCGCGCCGGCCAAGGACTGGATCACGGCCCTGACCCGCCTCTCCCCGGCGATGGCCGGCAAGAAAGCTGTGCCAGTCCTCTACAGCGTCCACATCGACCCAGCGACCGGGATCCTGTCCGCGTACGACTATGACACCTCATGCGTGAGCACGTTGGCCGAGGCCGAAGGTCAGGGCTCCCCGTTCCTCGTCACCTACCGATGGCTGCTCGACGCCATTCGCACCACCACGGGCAAGGCGAAAACAGCGCCCGTCACGGTCGCCCTGGACGGCAAGAAGGTCACAGTCTCGGCATGCGGCTACGAACTCCACGCCGAGACGATGCCGGTCGCTGAATACCCGGAGATCCCGGACCTGTCGCCCACCGACTTCCTGTCAGTCCCAGCCGGCGACTTCCGGGCAGCATTGCGCCGCGTATCCACCGCCGCATCCAAAGACGACACGCTTCCGATCCTCACCGCCGTCCGGGTAGCCATCGGCGACGGCGCCATGGAGCTCCTCGCAACCGACAGATATCGGCTGGCCGCGGACCACGTCGAAGGGCAAGGCGAAGGCAGCGCGGCCTTCCTTCTGAACTACCGCACCATCAAAGCCCTAGACCGATTCCTCGCCGGAGACGACGTCGTGATCGGTCTCAGTGATCGACTCATCAGCATCAAGACCGAGCACGCCACGTTCACGTCAATGAGCGTCGACGGGGACTACCCCAAGATCAGGTCCCTGTTCCCCGAGAGCGTCACAGCTTCGTTTGAAGTCGACCGAGTCGCACTACTCGAGTCCGTGAAGGTAGCCGAGAGGATGGGCGAGCGGTCCTCACCCTGCATCATCCGCCTGTCCGACGGTGGCGCAGAAGTGACGTTCGGCTATGGCATTTTCGGCCCGTCAAAGGCCCCGCTGGCCGTTGGCGGAGTGGCGGCCGGACTGAAGGAAGAGATCAGGTGCGCCTTCAATCCCCACTACCTCGTGGAGACGCTGCAGCAGTTGACCGGGGACAAGGTGCGGATCTCCTACACGACCGCGCCGAAGCCGTTCCTGTTCTCCCTCGCGGGACTGGAGACCAACGACCCGAAGTCACCCAAGCACCTGATCATGCCCGTACGGATGCCCTCATGACCAAACCCCAGCCCCGGCCCGCACCGCCGACGGCAACCCATACCTTCCGGGCCGTCTGGCCCATCGTCGACGGTTCCGGCACAGCCCAGACCGACCAGGAACTCATACTCCAAGCCATCGGCGACCTCCCCACCGTCGCCCACCGTCACCAAGCGCGAATCGTCGGCCCACCCCGGGCCTGCATCGCAGACGGCCGCCGCGTCCCTGGATCCGGCGGCGCACACCAAGTCATCGTCATCGAAGCCCCCGCCGTGCCCGCCAACAGCCGCGCATACCGGCACAACACAGGCGGCTGACATTGGACGAGATCTTGGAAGGCCAGACAGACATTTTCGATCTGCTCGGCCCTCACGACCTCGAAGAGCAGCCGCCACAAAACCTCAAGAAGACCAAGCAACCCTTGGCAGATAAGGACCCATCATGAGCACCGCACTCCTTGAGCGCCAAGACATCCTGGCCGACCTTCAGCAGTTCATGCAGCAAGCCAACAACGAGCTCACGGCCACCGACATGTTCTGTGGTGCCGGCGGATCATCCACCGGCGCGCTAGAAGTTCCGGGAGTGACGATCAAGACGGCCATGAACCACTGGGCTCGGGCGATCGAGACTCACAACGCCAACCATCCCGAGACGGACCACGTCTGCGCGGACATTCAGATCACGGACCCCCGCTACATCGCCACCTCGGATATCCTCTGGGCCTCACCCGAGTGCACGAACCACTCGGTGGCCAAGGGCAAGAAACGGATCACCAACCAAGCCGACCTGTTCGGGGATTCCATCGCCGACGAGGCCGCCGACCGTTCCCGCGCCACCATGTGGGACGTGCCCCGGTTCGCCGAGTGGCACAAGTACAAGCTCATCATCACCGAGAACGTCGTGGACGCCGCGAAATGGGTCATGTTCGACGCCTGGCTGATGGCCATGGACGCGCTCGGCTACGAGCACCACATCGTGTATATGAACTCCATGCACGCCCAGCTCGGCGGACTCCCCGCGCCGCAGTCCCGCGACCGCATGTACGTCATGTTCTGGCTCAAGGGCAACCGCCGGCCGAACTTCGACCTCCTCATGCCACTCGCCCACTGCCACGCCTGCGACGAAACCGTGCGCTGCGTCCAGTCATGGAAGAACCCCAAATACCGGTGGGGCCGCTACAAAGCCCAGTACGTCTACCGGTGCCCAAACACCAAATGCCACAACTCCATCATCGAACCCGGCTGGCTGCCTGCCGCGTCCGCGATCGACTGGAAGCTCCGCGGCCAGCGCATCGGAGACCGCACCAAGCCACTCGTTCCAAAGACCATGGCCAGGATTGCGGCAGGGCTCAAGCGCTACCACGGCAAGGCAGTCAGCATCGATGCCGTCCGCGGCGCCGAGATCATCAGCCCAGTACACTCGGAGCCGTTCCAGACGCAGACGACCAGCTACACCCGGTCACTGCTCGTGCCCGTAGAGGGTCGCTTGGGCAAGGTCGCCGCGCCTGTGACCGATGTCCTGCGGACGCAGACCACGCGCAACGAAACCGGGCTCCTCGCAATGCCCATGATCGTCAACAACGTCAGCGGCTCCGACGCGTCCCGCACGGCGACAGCGTTCTCTCCTCTGAGGACTCTCGTCGGCGGTGGCATGCACGAGTCCCTCCTCGCGCCGCCCGGAAGCCACATGCTCATGGAGTACTACGGCAACGGACAGATGCACCCCGTGTCCAAGGCCATCCCGACGATCAGCACCACGGACCGGTTCGCCATGGTCACCACCATGCGCGGCACGTCACCCGAGCACCTGGCCGCATCCAACGCGCCCACCACCGACCCGTTCGGAACCTTCAGCGCCGGTGGCCAGCACCACGCCATCACCGAATGGACCGTCCCCGACATCGAGGACTGCGAATTCCGGATGCTCGAACCATACGAAATCAGCGCAGGCATGGCATTCCCCAAGACGTACATCATGACCGGCAACAAGCGCGAACAGGTCAAGCAAGCTGGGAACGCTGTCACACCTCCAGCCGCTCGTGACCTGTTCATCGTGGCAGCACTCTCACTCTCCGGCGCTGGATCGCTCGTGGCGGCCTGATCTGCAGTGCGTTCTGTAGTCATCCAGATTCTGTTGCTGCTACTTCTGTCGCTTCATCTTCCTCTTCTTTTTTGGCAGCAAGGTATGCAGACATCGCCCGGCTGTGTTGGCTGAGGCTCGAGATTATTTCGGCTCGCGCCGCTTTCCTAGCGCTCGTCCAACTGGGCGCATACGTCAGGAGTGCGACGACGCAGGATCGCAAGACAGGCCAAGCAGCCTTTTGACGTTCAGAATCAAGTTTTTTCGTTGGGCCAACACGGAGTTCCAGCAAATACAGCTTGTACGGCCAGTCTCGGAGGACTTCAATGAGCTGCCCTGCGTCCCTTCCGGACATCTCGAGCCTCACCAGGGCTGATCTCATCTGCACGATGACATCAGGCGAACCAACCCCGCCGGGACCGGGCTCACGATCATGTAGGCACGTTTCGGCGGCCGCCAGGAAGTCAGCTATGGCGTTCATCTGCCGGGTCCTTTCCCCTTCCCTCGCATTGTGGCGGTTGGTCAGAAAGACAACGCCTAACGCTACGAGAGCACCCGTGATCGCTGCAAAAAAGGCTCCTATGGCTCCATTCCAAAAAGCAACCCACGTGCCGCAGGTAATCCCCAACGCGTCACCACAAACGATATCCATCCCCGGATCATATACGCGGGCGGCCTTTGGGCCCGTCCGAGAAAGGACCAGCAATGCCAACCATCCTCCCGCCATATGACGGGTCCATGCCCATCGATGCGTGGAAGGCGCGGCGGGCCCTGGACATCAAGCTCCTAGCCGCCCAGGGGTCTTCCTTACTGACCGCAACAGATGCCGCCGGAGCAAGCCTCTACAAGGTCAACTCCGGCGGCAACATCGTGCGGACCAAGCCCCTGTCCAAGTCCACACGACGAAGGGTCATCGAGCGCGACAAAGCCTGCTTGCGATGCGGCGCCGGAGCGCCATTCGAGGTCGACCACATCATCCGGTACATCGACGGTGGGAGCAACCTGCTGGACAACCTTCAGACGCTCTGCGAACCGTGCCACAAGAGCAAAGGCGGCCGGTAGATGGCTTGGTTCAATGCCGACGACAAGATGCACTCCCACCCGAAGCCCCGTAAGGCCGGACTTGAAGCGATGGGGTTGTGGGTCCTCTGCGGCACCTACTGCACCGACTACCTCACAGATGGTCTCGTGCCGGCCTGGTACGTGGAGTCGTGGCCCCGGGGAAAGCAGCTCGCGCAGAAGCTCATCAAGTCCGGATTCTGGGTGGCCGAAGACGAGGACTACCGATTCCTCTCTTGGGAGGAATACCAGCGCACCAAGAAACAGGTCGAAATCGATAAGGCAAAGGCTCGCGATCGGAAGGCGGAATGGCGCAAGAACAGGAGCGGAACGGCGGAGGAACGCTGATGTCCCGCATGTTGTCCCGTGGGACAGGACGCGTCAGGAACAATGCCCAAGACCAAGACCAAGACCAAGTACTTAAACCTCACCTTGGGTGGTCGATCTCAGCTTTGTCTTTGGCTGGCTTTTAGAGAAGAGATGAAACAGTTTCCAACCAATCGTCACCTTAGGTGATACGCGAGGTTCGGGACTTTTTGGCTTGAAAGGAATTTCCATTGACCATCACGGACCAGCAAGGACGAGCCGTCGCGTACCTGCTTCACGAGATCCGACCAGACTGGCCCGTCGCCTCGCTGGTGTCACTCATCGACAAGCACCGCGACGTCCCAAGCCTGGGCGCCCTGACCATCGCCGCCACCACCAAGGCCATGGAACGCACATGCCAGACCCCGGCCCCGATCTTCCACCCCGGACCGCACTGGCCAGAAGCGGCCCGAGCCCACCTACCCAAGCCTCCGCCATGCGCGGACCACATCGGCCAAGACGCCCACACATGCAGATCATGCTGGGCCGACGTAAAAGCCGGAATCAGACCACAAACCCACATCGGAAAACACCACGAAGCCTTGGCAGACGCCGAGGCTTCCGTCGTTGAAGGAGACGAACCGTGACCAGGATCCGCAAAGAAGGCAAGGCTCAATGGGTCTACCACTGCGAGCTCTGCAATGACCACGTCAAGGCCGACGACCACTTCCGCGCAGTCGAATACCAACAAGCCCACGAGCGGACCCTGGCCCACGCGTTCAAGCTGATCGGGGAAGCGTTCCAACCTGTCATTGACGCCTACGTTGAGATGGCCCGGACCATCATTGAAACCACCGAGCAGCTCCAAAAGGCGCAGCTCCCGCCGGCCAACATCCCACACGATCCCGGCCTTCGTCGGGACCGTCGAAAGTGGGGCGGACGATGATCCCGGGCGTTCACATCGTTGTTCACGGTACTCCGGCGCCGCAGGGCAGCAAGAAGCATGTCGGTGGCGGCCGCATGGTCGAGTCGTCTAAGAAGCTCCCGGCTTGGCGGGCAGCAGTCGAAGCTGCCGCGAGGTCCGTCACAGGTTCGGACTGGGCGCCTTTCGACGGGCCAGTGGCCGTGTCCGGAACAGTCAGCATCCGGAAGCCCAACAAGACGCGCTTTCCCACCGCACCCGCCGGGCCGCCAGATCTGGATAAGTTGCAGCGCGCGATCGGTGACGCACTCACCAACGCCAAAGTCATCACCGACGACGCCCGAATCGTCCACTGGGACATCCGCAAAGTCTGGGCCGACAACGTCCCCGGCGCCAACCTCACCATCACTCAGGAGCCCCAAAATGTCTGAAACGCAGCCAACAAACCTCACCAGCTACACCATCGAATTCCGCCCGCCCGGCAGCACCGAAAGCCGGTACTTCCACGCCATGGCACGCAACAAGGAAGAAGCGATGCGGAACACCCGCAAGGCAAACCCGGCCTGCACCGTCGTCGGTGCAACTGACGCCAATCTGCAGACGCACACCGAGCCATGGCGGCCATCCGTCGAGCCGGACACCTACCCGTCGATTGAAGAGATCGTGGGTCAGGCCATAGGTACGGGATCGATGTGCTGGCTGGAAACCCCCAGCGGCGTGTTCGATAGCGTCGCCGCCAAATGGGTTGCTGAGGGTGCCGCAGCAGCTATCAAACGCACTGTCGAGTTGGAAAGGCCGTTCAGCCTCGACGCACTCCCGCAGGAGGGCGTTGACAGCACCGACTACGACAAGCTCCGGATGCAAGATCAGCTCTACATGATCCGGCAGCTGACCGAGCATCAGGCGCCCTACGGAAGCGACCTGGCCAACTTCCGACGCCGGCTGCAGCTCATCCTCGGCGCCTGATGATGAGCGGAAACGCGATCACATTCGTCCGGAACGCCGAAGACAAGAAAACCGGGATGACCGTTGGCGACCTCTGGGCATTCGCACAAGACGCACTAAACCTCGGCATCGACCCGCGAGAACCCATCAAAGTCACCACCGGATGGCGGCTCCAAATAATCAAACTCGAAGCAGGAGGCAGCCGATGACCTTCTACGGCAAACTGACCGAAGCCGACCCGCCCCGCAAGATCCGCAAGTTCTCATACAGGGTCGACGACGGCGGCAACCTTCGCGAGATTGAAGCCCACGAAATCTACTTCTACGACCACGGCCGCATCGGGTTCTGGAACTACACAAGCGACGACGACGATAGTGAGCGGATCCTCGTGCTTGCAACCAAGGCGTTCGACGTCCGGGAAGTGGTCGGCAAGTGAGCATGGAATGCACCACCGAGGACTGCCAAAACCACACCAGCACCTACCTCTGCACCCAATGCGTCCGCGACCTGCAAGCCTGGCTCGACATGGTCCCAGACCTTGTAAAAGCCCTCACCGTCACAATCGCCAAACTCGACAACGTCAGGCCAGCCGGAGGAGGTGGCGGCGGTGGACATAAGCCCGGGAGCGCGGCACCCATCAACCTCGATGCGCTCCAGCTGCAAGAGAACCTCCGGACAGTCGGGTGGAACGCCAAAACCTACGCTGAGGACGAGCGGGCCGCCGGCCTCGCCTGGCTCATACAAGAGTGGGTCACCAAAGCCGAAATACTCGTCAGCGGACCCAACGAACCGCCCGTCAACCACGCCGCCAACCGCGAGCGCATCAAGAACATCGCGCCCGCAATGCCAACACGCCAACTGCTCCCCTGGCTCAAACTGCATGCCCAGATCGTCGTGACGAGCAAGGACATCCGGAACTGGGCCCATCGGGGCAAGCTCAAAGCAGTCGAAAGGGCCCCGCAACCCACCTATTACCCTCACGACGTGCTGGACGTCTGGTACGAAACACGCCGCGAAGAAAGCCTCGCGTGAGGGGCCTTAGGATGTGTTAAAGTGTCTCACGAGGGCGTTTTTGACGTCCCTAAAACAAAGCCGGATCGCCAAGCGACCGGCTTTTTTGCTGCCCCATCGCGGGCGGAACGCGAGAAGAGCCCATGGGCGCCTGCATACCGGTGAAAGTCCGGAGGACGCGGGCTGAACGAGTTAGCTGGCCTTGACCGCTGGAACATGCGGCCGGTCGAAATAGCGTCAGGTTCGATTCCTGCCAGCCCACGGGAACATCCCGTTCCCCGGTAGAGGTGTGGCGTGCGCGTCAACGTCAGGTGAGACCCAACGAAGGGATAGTCGGAGCCCCCAAACTCCACACGGCTACCCTGCGCGCACGCACCATCCACCCCCAGGCTTAGCAACACGTCCCGACCAGCCAACGCAGCCCGCCCAAGCATCAACTCGTCTAAGGGCTGCCGAGGGCGTAAGTCGGTACCAACCCGGGCACGCCCACACCAGCGGCTGATACTGGCGGGGCAACACTTACAGGAGGGCACATGCGCCTATACCGCGCCATATGCGCCTGGCTCGAAGCATCAGCAGCCGCGATGAACGAGCCTCAAGAGTTCGGCCCCGAGGGAGCAGGCGAGGCCCGCAGCGACCATGCTCACTCGTACAGCGTGCCTCCTGAGCTCCACGTACGCAGCGAACGTGAGCCCCTCTACGACGACGAAGACCGCACGCGCCGCACAAGGCCCATAGGCTTCACTCGGCGCTGATGGACCCCTTAGCGGCCGACCGCACCTTGGCAGCAAACGCCTGGGCCTTAGCCTGATCACCACGCTTGACCTCGAACGTCCAAGCGAACTCGGGACCCTCGATCAGCAGGTAAGACTCACCGCCTGACTTCTTCTTCATGGCCAGAGAGATCAGGCCGAAAGCAGCGAACCGGGTAAGAGTCACACGCTGAGATAGCGCCTCGCCCGACTCCACAACGGCAGTCACACCGGTAAGCGGATACTCGCCCTTCTGCTTCGACTCAAGGCATCGCACCCTGTCCTTGTACAGCGTGAGCATCCCATACGTCGCTACGGGCGCCTTAGCAGCCCACTCCTTTAGTCCCATGGCAGGTGAGTCTACTTGGCGACTTCACGCACTGGCACAAGCCAATGGAAGAAAGTCCGCAGGCGCGCACTCCACCTAGCCCGAGCGCAAGGCATAGACCGCTGCCCCTACTGCCAAGTCAAGCTCGACTACGACGTCAGCCGCACACCAGCAAGCGCAGAGCCTGACCACGTCTTCGCACATGCCAATGGAGGCCAAGACAAGCTTGAAAACCTCCTTGTGTGTTGTCGAAAGTGCAATCAATCCAAAGGCAACAGGCCAGCACCCAAAACAATGACCGTTTTGAAGGCAAAACCACTCAAAACCAGTCGGAAATGGTGAGTGTGGATAACCCCAAATACGAGATCTCGTATCCCAGGAGCCCCAAAAGAGGGGTAGGGGGAGGACCCCTCCCCACCCCTATTTCCTCGCTCCCCCAGGCATAGCGAAAAATATCCCCCCGAGCTCGGCCCTTGAGGCCGGCTGGGGCTTTTTGCCCGGCCTCCGAGCCGAGATGCCGTCCGCGCTACCCGCCCAAGGAGCTACAGATGATCTTGCCTAAGCCGATGCTTGACGATGCGATGCTCGCGGCAGTTGACGGCGGGCGAGTAGGCATCTTCACTGATCGCTCCAGCTCGGTGCGCAGGCTCATGACGGAGATCGTTGATGAGTTCCCGGAGTTGCGCGAAGCGGCCACGCTGCGTTGGACGAACGGCGATCAGGAGATTTCGTTTCCCAACGGCGGGCGCGTCCTCTTCCTGTCAGTGGATCTCACCCGCTCGCTTCGAGGAACGCGGCTGGACCGTTGCTATGTTCCGATCGGCACCAGAGAGTGGACGCTTGATGAGATCCGGCCAGCCTTGGCGACGAGCTCTGACGGTTTGATCACCGGGTACTAGGAGGTTCCGATGGATGTTCCTGCCGGTCTTGGTGACCGCGGCGTGGTCCTGTGGCAGGCAATGGCCACGAACGATGTCCCGCGGAACGCCTTGGTGCTTGAAGCTGCTCGCACTGCTGATCGCCTGGACGAGTTGGAAAACATCATTCAGGGCAAGGGCGTCCTGAACCTGATGCAGTTCCGGTTGCACCTCGATGAGATTGACGAGGATGGCGATCGGAACATCAACGTCGAGGTGAAGTTCGCTGCTCCGTTGGCTGAGGCCCGGCAGCAGGCGACAGCGCTGGCCAACCTTCTCACGAAGCTCTCCCCCGCCGATTCGAAGGCTGCAGCTGCTCCGCCCGTACAAGCCGATCTTCCTGACAACGTCTCACCACTGCAGAGGTTGGCTAAGAAACTGAACGGCTAGGTGGTGCGGCGTGCTGGTCGGTTCACAGGTCGCACGCTTCAACACGGCACCTTCCCCGCGGGGCTACAGCATGGAGCATGCTGAGAACGCTCTCGAGTTCGCTGAAGGTTACGACTACATCGCGGATCCTTGGCAGGCCGAGGTTGTTCGGGCGTGGCTCCGGACGGATGACGCCGGATGGGTGGCGTCGACTTGGGGCCTGAGTGTCCCCCGGCAGAACGGCAAGAACGGCGCGCTGGAGATCGTTGAGCTCTACCTGATGGTGGCCCTCAACATGAAGATCCTGCACACGTCGCACCTGTTGAGCTCGGCGCGCAAGGCGTTCAAGCGCCTCATGCACTTCTTCGGCACGAGGGTGAACGATCCTCACGCGAAGTTCCCTGAGCTGAATGCGCTGGTCAAGGAGATCCGCAAGACGAACGGCCAGGAAGCCATTGAGCTCCACAAGGGCGGCTTGATTGAGCTTGGCGCTCGCACGGGTGGCGCGGGCCGCGGTAGCTCGTTTGACGTCCTCGTGGTCGATGAGGGTCAGGAGTACGAGGAGGACGAGCAGGAGGCTCTTGAGCCGACTACTTCGGCCGCCCCGTCTGGTGATCCGATCACGATCTACATGGGCACTCCCCCGAAGGACTTGTCCGAGCGTGGTGAGCCTTTCGTGCGGGTCCGGAACGCGGCTGTCACCGGGGCTGATAAGCGCTCGGCGTGGGTGGAGCACTCCCCGTCCGGTGACGTCGACAAGATGTCCGATGCCGAGTTGAGGGTCTTCACAGCGGACCGCAAGAACTGGGCTGAAGCTAACCCCGCATTGGGCGGCCGCATCAAGCTCCGGACGGTGGAGACGGAGCATCACAAGTTCTCCCCGCGCTCGTTCGCGCGTGAGCGGCTGAACATGTGGCCGACGCCTTCGGTGGCCGGCAAGCTGGCGTTCACGAAGTGGGATGACCGGGCGATTGATGATCCGGATCCTGAGTGGCCTGTCGCCGCGTATGGCGTCGACATGAACCCGGAGCGGACGAAGGTTTCGATCGGAGTCTCGACCTTCGCTGAGGGCGAGGACATCCATCTTGAATTGGCCGCCGACGCTCCGTTTGATGAGCGTGGCACGACGGCGCTCGTGGAGTGGTTGTGGGAGCGGTGCAAGCGACGGGTCCCGGTGGTCATCGATGCTTACTCCCCGGCCAGGGACCCGCTGGAGGCTCGCCTGAAAGCGAAGAAGATGAAGGTCTTCATCCTCAGTGGCCAGGAATACACGCAGGCCTGCGCGGGCCTGCATGAAGCGGTGGAGAAGCACCCGGCCGTCACACACTTCGGTCAGGAACACCTCGACAACTCCGCGAAGAACACCACGCAGGATCCGATCAAGAACCGCCCAGGCTCATTCAAGTGGAACCGGACGAGCCTTGACGTTGATCTCGCTCCAACCGTCGCAGTGACTTGTGCTCACTTCGGCGCCACGAAGTTCGCCCGCCGTATCCCGAAGGCTTCTGAGAAGAAGGTCCGGGGCGCAATCGTTTTCTAGGAGGTGGCCTACTTGGCTGTTCTTGATGTGGCACGCCGCCTGACTGATTCGGAGTCGTCAGCGTTCAACCGGATGTTGAGGACGATCCGTAAGAAGGCGAGCCGGAACCAGCTGCGGACCAAGTATGTCGATGACAAGAAGCGTCTGGACAAGATCGGATTTTCGGTGCCGCCGCACATGGTTGATTTCCAGACGCCGATCGGTTGGGCCCGGAAGGGAATCATCACTCCGGCGTCCAGGATTCGTCCGGATGGTTATACCCTTCCTCGTAAGTCGAGTCTTCTGGATGAGATCCATGGCGCATTCGAAGACACTCACTACGCTTCTGTTGAGCGGATGGCCATCGAGTCGTCGCTTCAGCATGGCGTGTCGTTTGTCTTCGTAACTCCGGGTGACGAGATCCTTGGGGAACCTGAGGTCATTGTCTCCGCCCGCACGGCGGAGGAGGGCACGGCTGAAATCGACCCTCGGTCGAACCGGGTGATGATGGCGCTGGAATTCATCAGCGGCGTCGAGTATCTGCTGTACATGCCGGGCATGACTCTCAGCGTTGAGCGCACGGATCGGGAGTGGAAGGTTACCCGCGAGCACGTCGGGGTGGCCGACTTCGTTCCTTGCGTCCCCTACATCTGGGGATGGTCCTTGAGCCGGACCATGGGCCGGTCGCGGGTGACGCGTCCCCTGATGGGCTACATCGACCGTGGCGTCCGCACGATGCTCCGCCAAGAGGTAACGGCAGAGTTCTTCTCGGCACCCCAGCGGACGCTGCTGGGCGCCGAGGAAGAGCACTTCACCGACTCCAAAACGGGCAAGAGAATTTCACCGCTGGACGCACTCATTGGCGGGGTGTGGGCGCTGCCCAACACCCGGGATGAGGAAACCGGCGATCTGATTACCCCGAAGCTCGAGCAGCTGCAGCAGGCGTCAATGCAGCCGCACAGTGAGATGCTGCGGACCATCGGCCTGATGGTGTCCAGTGAACTGTCCATGCCGGTCGGCTACCTGGGCATCATCCACGACAATCCGTCGAGCGCTGACGCTATTCTCGCGTCCGAGTCGGACATGATCGCCATGGTCGAGTATGAGCGGGATCTCAGTTACGGGATCTCCCGGCAGAACCTGGCCAAGACGATCATTGCCGTCAAGTACGGGGGCATCACGCCGGCTATGGCTTCGGAGCTGCGGGGCTTGAAGGCGCACTTCTCGAATGCCGGGACGCCGACCCGCGCTGCACGTGCTGACTCGGCGCAGAAGTACGCCATGACGTTCCCGAACGGTGACCCTGAGGTTGCGATGGAGGAATACGGTCTGACGAAGTCGCAGATCGAGAGGAACCTTGCGTACGCGAAGAGTATGCAGGCTAGTACTCGTTTGGACACTCTTCTCGCGGCGGCGAAGTCCACTGCGGCTCCCGTGTTCAGTGATCCCGCCACGACGGTCGCCGCGGCGGCGGTCTGATGGTTGATCCCGAGTCGATCGAACGGTATCGCTTGGCATCTGCTGAGCTTTCGGACCGGGTGGCAGCCGAGTTGGCCGCCTATTTCGCAGCGCTCGATTTGTCCCGGCCGGAAGCTGCGCGCGACGCGCTGCTGGAGTTCATGCCGTTACTGGTGGCCCAGTACGGGCAGGTCGCTGAGGTTCTGGCCATGGACTGGTACGAGGAGCAGCGGGCCGACTCGGGAGCCTCCGGGCGCTTCCGAGTCGCCGCCCCGGCCACCGCCGTGACGGGCACTCGCGTTGAGGAAAAGGTCCGGTACCTTGCTGGCCAACTGTGGACTCCGGAGCCGGCGGCGATGCTGTCGGCGCTCACGATAGCGACTGACAAGTACGTGAAGCAGTTCGGCCGCGACACCATCGCGTGGAACGCGGATCGTGAGGGCGCCCTGTGGGCCCGGGTTCCATCGGGGCCGAAGACTTGCTCTTGGTGCCTGACCCTGGCCTCTCGAGATGCGGTTTATGTCTCCGAGAAGTCAGCGAAAACACGGGCTGACGGCGACAAATATCACGGGTTCTGCGATTGCCAGGCGGTTCCTTTGCGGCCCGGCGATGACTACCCGCCCGGCTATTTGCCGGATGACTTCTACGACATGTACCAGATCGCCCGCGACGCGGCCGGTTCCGGCGACATGAAGGATATTGCGGCTGCGATGCGCCGCGAGTTCCCAGACCACGTCAACGACGGCGTCCACACCCACTAAGTTCCCTTCCGTGCGATGCGGGCAGGGTTATTCGCCGTGCGATGCGGCTTTCACGAAGGAGCTTTCCCATTGAAAAAGCAGTTCCCCCACGGCATTGACATCACGGCACCGGGCGGTCTAACCGCTCTCATGGCGTTCCACCGAAAGACCTTCGGTAACGCCGTCATGGAGGACGGTGCCGAGGCCGCCGCCCAGGCCGCCGCTGCTGCTGAAGCGAAGGCTGCGGCTGATGCTGCAGTTGCGGAGGCCGCGAAGGCCGACGAAAAGCTCGGCGAGGGCGGCATCAAGGCGCTGCAGTCCGAACGGGCACGGGCGGAGGCTGCTGAGAAGCGAGCCGCCGCAGCCGAGGCGAAGATTCAGGCCGCGGAGGACGCCAAGCTGTCCGACATCCAGAAGGCGCAGAAGGAACGAGACGATCAGGCGGCCGAGAACGCGAAGCTCAAAGCCACCAACGCGCGACTTGCTGCATTGGCCGAACACCCCGTGCCCAAGGACTACCAAGACCTGGTGACCGGGACCGACGAGGCCAGCTACCTCGCCTCTGCCAAGAAGATCTCCGATCTGTACGCCCGCGCTGAGGGGAAAGCTCCGAAGCCTGACCCAGTACATAAGTCAGGCACCCGCAACGGCGAGAAACCCGCCGAGGGCTCTTTGGCATCAGGCCGGGAGCTCTACGAAAGCAAGCACAAGAAGAACTCTTAGAAAGGCTTTATCATGCCTCGTCTGACTACCGAATCGTTCGGCAGCGGGAACATGTCTTGGATTGGTTCCGGCCACGCGATCAACAATGCGCGGACCGAAACCATCGACATCTCCACGTTCACTGCCGGCACCCACTACCCGGACGGTTACATCCGTTCCGGCACCCCCGTGGCGAAGGTCGGTGGCGTTCTCGTCCCGTACGACGCCACTGAAGGCACCGTAACCGGCGCCGGAATCCTGGCGGGCTTCGTGCTCACGGATCAGCGCGTAGTCGGCACGTCCGACTTCCCGGTGCCGCTCTACGATCACGGCCGCGTCGTCGCCTCGAAGGTCCCTGTGACCTTCGTGAAGCCGGCCGCCGCCGCCAAGCTGTCCGCAACCACCATCGTTTTCGTCTAAGAAAGGGGGATGACTCATGCTTTGGACTGATCTCATCACTCCCGCCGAGCTGACCGGCTACGTCCGCACGGCCCTTGAGGATCTGGAAGTCAACCGGACCTCGCTTGCCCCATGGCTGCCCAACACCTTCGTGAACGACATCAATGTTCGTTTCGTGAAGGGCCAGGCTGGCCTCGTCGCTGAAGCATCGTTCCGTGCGTTCGATGCTGAGCCCGAGATCGCTGGTAGCACCACGGGCCAGCGCGTCACGCTCGAGATGCTGCCCCTTGGGCAGAAGCGGATCATCTCCGAGTACGACCAGCTGCGCTCCCGTAATGCTTCCGATGACGTGCTGCGTAACAGCATCCTCAAGGAAGCCAAGAACGTCGCGAAGGCTATTGCAGACCGCATCGAGCGCCTCCGCGGCACCGTGCTGGAAACCGGTAAGGCCACCGTCAACCAGGGCAACGTGCTCTTCGATGACGACTTCGGTCGCACCGCTGGCCACACCCTGACGGCCGCGCAGCTGTGGTCCACGTCCGCCGTGGACCGCCTCACCTACCTGCAGACGCTGGTGGCCACCTACAAGACCACGAACGACGAGGAAGCTCCGGGCGCCATCGTGATGCCCCAGCGCGTCTTCACAGCACTGGCCGCAGGCGACCAGTTCAAGACCACTCTGATTGGCGGCGCTACCCGGCCGGCCATCGAGACTGAGGTTCGGCAGTACCTGATCGCTGCTGGTCTGCCGCCGGTCACCATCTATGACCGTCGTACCTCCGGCGGCCGTGTCCTGTCGGACAACAAGCTGCTCCTGCTGCCCTCCCCGGTTGATCCGATGTCCGGTGAGTCGGAGCTGGGCGGGACCTTCTGGGGTCAGACTCTGACTTCGCAGGAGGCCGATTACGGCCTGTCTGACGTCGAGCAGCCTGGTGTCGTTGTCGGCGCCCACAAGGCGACCTCGATCCCGCACATCGCGACGGTGGAGTCGGACGCCATCGCCCTCCCGGTGCTGGCCAACGCCAACCTGTCGCTGGTGGCCACGGTCCTCTGAGCGTGACCTGATGGGGCGCGGCTTTGGTCGCGCCCCATCCCTAACCCCCTTGAGCGAAAGGAACGACAGTGCCCAAGTTTTCTACGCACGTAGCCCTCATGAATCCAGAGTACCGGCCCGTGAGTTTCAATCCCGGGGATAAAGTCCCCGAGTGGGCCGTCGAGCAAGTCGGAGAGCACGTCCTCGAACCCGAGGAAACGGCCGACTCTGACGAGGCCGATAGCTCCGCCGATTCGGGTTCGCAGGATGAAGAGCCCGACGGCGACTCCAGCGGCGACTCTGGTGCCGACGACGGAGCGGACGGTGACAGCGACGGGGATGACTCCAGTCCTCCCGCCGCTGACGAACAGCCTGACTTCACGGCACCTGCCGCGGCCCGCCGCGGCCGCACCCGGAAGTAAGCGCCATGGCCAGCGACTACGCGACACTGGCCGACCTCAAGCTTCACTGGCCGGACCTGCCTGCCGAGGATGAACCCGAAGCCACTCAGAAGCTGCATGAAGCATCGGTTGAGGCCCGCGGGAACTATCCGGACATCGATGTCAGACTCTCCATTCCGGTGGAAGACGGCGGAATGGATCCGGACATCCCGAGGCTCGTTGTCTGCCGCATGGTCAAGCGAGCCATGGACATTTCTGAGGACGCACCGACTGCTGGTATGGAGTCGATCCAGTTCGGCAGTGGCCCGTTTTCGATGGGCGGCAAGGTGCTGAATCCTGACGGGAATGTTTACTTGTCGGCCGCCGACAAGCGGCTGTTGGGCAAGTCTCGTCCCCGCCGGCAGGCATGGACGATTCACCCGGGAGGTTGAGATGGGTATTGCTTACGCGTTCCCGGAATACAGCGTGCCTGGCCTGTCGCTCGTGAAGAGGTTCCCGAAGTCGTGGCGCACAGATGTTGTGGTGCTCCGTGGCGGCGGCCGTGACGCGAAGGGCAACCCGCTGCCCAGTCAGGAGATCCCCGTGACGGATTGTTTGATCGGGCCGCGGGCGACCGCTGATCCGGTGGACCGTGCCGATGTTGTGAGTTCCACGGCCGTCCTTTACCGGGACCCCGGGTTCACGTTCCTTCCTGCTGACCGCGTCATCGTTCCCGCGGGAGCGCGCATGGCCGGGACGTGGTCGGTGGACGGGCGCCCTGGCGAGTGGCCGTACGGCTCTGAGGTTGGGTTGGTGATGGCCTGATGGCACTCCGTAAGGTTCCCGGGTCTCGGAGCTACATGGCCGACGACGCTGGGCTCCGGGACATCGCGACCTCTTCGGCTGTCGGCGAGGCGACGCTGGCGGCAGCGCAACGTCTGGCGGGTAACGCGCAGGCTGTTGGCCGCGGCGAGTACGAGGCCGCGCCGACGACGGTCACTGCCGGCTGGGCGAACGAACGCCGCGCCGGCGCCGTGGTCCGCGAGTCCCGCAAGGACTGGCGCGACACACGCGACGCGATCTTGCTGCGCGTGGCTGAGTCTATGGCTGTCGCCCGCCCAACGCTTGATGGCGGGCGCGAGATGGTCACCTATACGCGCCGGGACGGCACCCAGCGGCAGGCTACCAAAGCGCAGGCTGCTAACTGGTCGAAGGGGCGGTAATGATTGACGCTCTAGTCTTCCCGGATACCCGTGACGCACTGTTCGACCTGATCGACGGGGCCACGCACCTCGGACAGCCGGTCCGGGCGGTCTACCAGATCGACGCCAACGAGTACGGCGCAATCAAGCCACCGTTTCCGATGGTCCTGATCTACGTCACTGGCGGCACTCGGGGATTCGTTGACCGGGTGGACCGGGCAACGCTCGAGGTTTACGCGCCCGGCCAGCAAGCCTTGAGCACGCTCGAGTCCATCAGCGCATCCATCATCGGATCTGACATTGAGACGCCGTCCGGGTACATCGACAGCATCGCTGCGGACATCACCCCGACCGACGTCCCTTACCAGTCCGACACGCTGAACAAAGCAGCCGCGACTTTCCTTGTGACGTCCCGGCCCCTCTGACCCCAAACGGGGAAATCAACTCATCGCCCTTGAAAGGGGTCTATTTTGCCTACCTTCGATACCATCCGTCAGGACTCCGACGAACGCGCCCTGATCCGCAAAATCCAGAAGGCCGTCGCCTTCCTGGCCCCCACCACCGTCGATCTCCCCGAGACGCTGTTCGGCGTTGGCGGTGCCCTGATCGACCTGAAGACGTTGGGCTGGCTGCCTGTCGGTCTGGTCACTCCGGACGGCTACGAGTTCGGCCGGGACATCTCCAAGGAGGATGTGACAGCGCTGGGCTATGCGTCCGCGGTGCGGTCCGACATCACTGAGGTTGCGCGGTCCGTGACCATGACGCCTCTGGAGACCGGCCGCAAGCACATGCTGGAGCTCACGTACGGCACGGACCTTTCCGCGGTCACGCAGGACGTGACCACGGGCGAGATCGTCATCGACGAGCCTGACCTGCCTGTTGGCCAGGAGTACCGTCTCCTGATCGTCGGCTCTGACGGTCCGGCCGCCGCGAACTGGATCCTGGGCCGCGGCTACGGCGCGGTGAAGCTCGCTTCCACCGACTCTCAGAAGTGGGGCACCGGCGACCCGGTCTCCCAGCCGCTCACGTTCGACGTCTTCACTGACTCGGAGATCGGCACCCCTGTCCGCCACTACATCGGCGGTACCGGTGCTGTGACGCACAAGACGGTCATGGGCTTCACCGCCGCACCGTAACCCCCTCAAGCACGGTGCGCGTCGTTCTCCGGGTGTGGCGGCGCGCACCGTTTCCACCTGACACCCGAAATCTTTAGGAGCCGATATGCCCCGCTTCATTTCCAAGGACGGTAAGCACACCGTCGAGACCGCCGTCTCCACCGAGGCCGCCGAGCTGCGCCGCGATGGATACACCGAGCAGAAGGCCCGCACGGCCGACGTCAAGGAAGCTGACGCCGCCAAGGCTGACGCACCCAAGTCCACCAAGTAAACCCACCCCTCACACCCGGAGGTAACACCATGGCCGTAGACAAGCCGAACATCAACCTGACCCTCGCAGCCCTCGAGGCGGAGGTCGCCAAGCCGGAACCTTTCGTGCTCGCACTCAAGGGCGGGAAGCGCATCACGTTCCCTGACCTGTACGACCTGCCCGCCGTCGAGGCTGAGGCGTTCTTCGCCAAGTTCGAGGGCACCGGCCGGACGGACTTCGCACTCCTCGCGGAGTGGCTGTCCAAGGAGGACTATGAGGCGTACGTCGCGGCCCGGCTGCCTCTGCGCGTCCATGGTGCACTCATCGAGCGCGTCATGGCCTACTACCAGCAGACGGTAGGGACTCCGGGGGAAGGTACCGCCTCCGCGAGCTGATCGCCCGTTACCGCCCGCAGATCCGCGCCGACCTTCTACGGGAGTTCGGCGTGGACTTGGCGGAGTGGTTCCGGGCCAAGCGGTGGGTGGCGTTGCTCGAGCTGATCGACAACCTGCCCACCGCTTGCAGGCTCAACGAGGCGATCGCCAATGACCCGGAAGCGGCCAAACACTTGGCGGAGCTGAGACTGTCCCGCCAGGACGATGACTCTGATCCGTGGTCCCCCAGAATTTCAGAGTTCGACCTGAATATCACCATGCTCCGCGAGATCCTGCACGCCATCAAAGGCTTGCGGCAGGTCAGCATCGCGGTAGCCGGCGGGAAGCCCGGCGATGAGAAGCCGTTCCCCGCCCCGTACACCGAGATTGACCGTGCCATCGCGGCAGCGGAACGCAACTGGGCTGAGCTCTTCGTCCAGCAGTTCGGGTTCACGCCCGAAGACATCTGACAACTCCATAGGAGGACCCATGCCCACCATCGGCGTTGCAGATATTTTGGTGGTCCCGGTATTCAAGGATCTCCAGAAGCAGGTTGGGCGCGAGCTTGACGACGCAGCGTCAAAGTCTGGCAGGTCCGCCGGGTCCAAGATGGGGGATGCCCTTGGCGGGGCTCTCAAGGCCGGGGCGCTGGCTGTCGGTGGCGCAGCAGTTGCCGGGCTCGGCGTGGCCCTCACCAAGGGTTTTGGTCGGCTGCAGGCAATCGAGAACGCCAAGGCCAAGCTGACCGGACTCGGCCACGACGTCGAGTCAGTCACCAGCATCATGAACAACGCCATGGCAGCCGTGAAGGGCACGGCATTCGGGCTGGACGAGGCCGCCACAGTTGCTGCCGGCGCAGTTGCCGCTGGCATCAAGCCCGGCGCCGAGCTTGAGAGGACCCTCCGGCTGACCGGCGACGCGGCTACCATCGCTGGCGTCGGGATGTCCGATATGGGTGCGATCTTCAATGGCGTTGCTACGTCCAACAAGATCCAGGGCGACACGATCGCGCAGCTCAACGACGCGGGTATCCCGATTGTGCAGCTCATGGCAAAGGAGCTCGGGAAGACTGCGGAAGAGACGGTCAACCTCGCGTCTGAGGGCAAGATCAACTTCGAGACCTTCCAGAACGCCATGGAAGCAGGTCTTGGCGGCGCCGCTCTGGAATCCGGAAAGACCCTGCAGGGAGCCTTCAAAAACACCATGGCCGCTGTCGGCCGTATCGGCGCCTCGCTGCTGTCCGGCGTGTACCCCAAGATTCAGCAGTTCTTCTCCGGCGCCATTGAGTGGCTCAAGCCCCTTGAGGCTGGAGCGAAGATCGCTGGCGCGGCAATCGGCGTATTCCTGGACAAGGCCATCACCGGCGCCCAAGGACTGTACGACCTGATCGTGAAGGGTGACTACACCGGCAAACTCCGGGAAGCCTTCGGCTGGGAGGAAGACTCACCCTTCGTTGACTTCCTACTCAAGGCCAAAGCTGGCGCGGAGGGCCTTTATGACCTCATCGTGAAAGGCGACTACAAGGGGAAGCTCTTCGACGCTTTCGGGTGGGAGGAAGACTCGCCCCTGGTTGGGTTCCTGCTCGGCGTTCGGGACGCGATCATCGGGATCGCCAGCGGCATATCCATGGACGCAGCGACCCGCGACCAGTTCTCCGGCCAGCTTGAGGGCTGGGTGAAGGCCGGCGCCGGTATCCGTGAGGCGTTCGAGAAATCCATCTCGATTCTTGGCGATGTCATCAAGAAGATTTGGGAGTTCCGCGAGCCCATTGGCATCGTCGTTGGGCTCATCATCCTGTCGCTCATCCCGCACTGGGTAGCGCTGGGCGTCGAGGCCATGAAGTCGGCTGTACAGCAGAAGATCGCATGGGGGATAACGAAGAGCGAGGCCATCGGGGCTGCCTTCTCGCACTCGTGGGCAGTTACGGTCATGGTCGGCGGCTGGATCCTCATGGCCGCCCAGGCAACGATCAACGCAGTCAGGATCGCTGCGGCCTGGCTGATCGCGCTCGGGCCCGTGGGCTGGATCATTCTGGCCGTGGCCGCGATCGGCGCGGCCATCTGGGCGGCTTACGAGAACATCGGCTGGTTCAAGGACGGCGTAGACGCTGCAATGCGATGGGTCTCCGAAGCCGTCACTAACGCCTTCAAGTGGATTCAGGATGCTATCGGCGTCGTTGTCTCGTGGTTCACGGACACGGCACTGCCGGCGTGGGATAACGCGATCAAGGCTGTGGGCGGGTTCTTCAGCTGGCTCTGGACGGACATCATCAAGCCAGTGTTCGACTGGATTTCCGCCGCTGCCCATGTTGTCGGCGACGCGTTCACATGGCTGTTCACGGACGGCGTCAAGTACGCAACTGACGGCATCGGTTCGGCGCTGAACTGGCTGTACGAAACGATCATCAAGCCGGTTTTCGACGGCATATCTGTGGCAGTGAACGCTGTGGGCGCGGTATTCAACTGGCTCTGGCTGAATATCCTCAAGCCGGTCTTTGATTCCGCGAGCGTCATTATCGGCGGATTCTACATGTTCTTCCGAGGCGTCGGGCAGCTGATCGTTTCCTTGGTCACGTACATCTTGATCCCGCTGTTTATGGTCTTCTGGAACAGCATGGTGGATACGTTCACTGCCATCGGCAACGTCATCTCGGACTGGTGGAATGGCGCGGTGACGGTGTTTAACAACGCCGTCAGCTTCATCCGCGACGTCTTCTCGGCAGCCTTCACATGGCTACATGACTCGGTTATCAAGCCGGTCTTTGACGCGATCGGTACGGCCATCTCGTGGGTCTGGGACAACGTCATCAAGCCCACGTTCGACGCTTGGGTTTACCTGTTCCAGGTCACCCTTCCCGCCGTCTTTACGTGGCTTTACGACAACGTCATCAAACCCGTGTTCGACGGTATCGGGAACGCAATCAACTGGGTCTGGACCAACGTAATCAAGCCCGTGTTCGACAACTGGGTTTACTTCTTCCAGACGGTCATTCCGGACGCGCTCAACTGGCTCTACCTGAACGTAGTCAAGCCTGTTTTTGACGGTATCGGTAACGCGATCAAGTGGGTTTGGGACAACGTCATAAAGCCGGTGTTCGACTCGCTCGTCTGGGTGCTGAACAACGTCATCCAGCCTGCGTTTGATGGTATCGGTAATGCCATCAAGTGGGTTTGGGAAAACGTCATCAAGCCTGTCTTTGACACGCTGTCGGACTTCATTACGAAGACGATCCCGGATGCTTTCGACAAGGGCGTTGGCTTCATCAAGACGGCTTGGGACAAGCTGATCGAGATCGCCAAGATGCCGGTGAAGTTCGTCATCGACACGGTCATCAATGATGGCCTGATCGGTGCGTTCAACACCGTGGCCGGGATCCTGCCGGGCATCGACAAGCTGCCCCGTGTGGCGCTCCCTGACGGGTTCGCCCGCGGTGGCATACTTCCGGGGCAGTCGTCCTGGCGTAACGGTGACGATCAGCTGGTGCCGATGCGTCAGGGTGAGGGCGTGCTGGTCTCCGAGGTCATGCGTGACCCGTACGAGCGCGCGCGCCTGTACGCGATGAACAAGGCCGCCATCATGGGCCGGAAGGCATCCGAGGTGCGGGCACTCTTCGGTGAGGGCTTCGCCAAGGGCGGCATCGTAAACCCGCTGACGCAAATGATCGAGACGCAGGGTTACAACCGGATCCACAAGGGCGTCGACTTCGCAGCTTCGGTCGGCACTCCGGTGTTCGCAACGGAGAACGGCCGGGTCAGTTGGTCCGGGCCCGGCGTTCAGGCGCCTGGCGTTTGGGGCGGCAACGAGGTCCACGTCGACGGCGGATCCGGTATCCAGTCGTGGTTCGCTCACCTGTCCTCCATGGCCGTCAAGGTCGGTGACATGGTTCGGGCGGGGCAGCAGATCGCGCTGTCGGGTAACACCGGCATCACGTCTGGTCCTCACCTGCACTTCGGGACCTTCGCCGGCGGGTGGCCGAACGACATCAACCCGTACAGCTATCTCGGCGGCGCGGGCGTCCCTTCCGGCGGCGGGTTCAACCCGCTGGCGGGCATCCTCGACGGACTGCTGTCCAAGTTCAAGGAGGCGTTCCCCGCGGCCGGCATGATCGCAGACCTCGCTATCGGCGTCGGCAAGAAGCTGTTCGGCAGCATCACCGACCTCATCACCGGCGGCAAGGGTTCGGCAACGGGAGACCCTGCGCTGTATGACATGGGCGGCATCCTGCCTCCCGGCATCTCGCAGGTCGTCAACCGTACCGGCAAGCCTGAGGCGATCCTCAACCCGCAGCAGTGGGCGGACATCAGCCGACTGGCAGCGCAAGGCGGCGGCCGTGGGGACACCAACTTCTACGGCAACGTCGGTTGGGATCCTCACGAGGTTGCCGACCGTATCGAAACGAAGCGGCGGGACACTTTCGCCGCTTTCGGAATCTAGGGAGGCCTACTAGTGGGAATCGCTTACGCCATCCCGTACATGCCGCCGCAGCCGCCGGCCTCACCATGGAGAGGCATCGACCTCTCTTGGCGGGGCTGGGACGGCAGCGAATGGGAGCTCACGCGCCCGGCCACGGGATTGTTCCTGCGGCCGGGCCTGAGGGGCTTACATCTGCCGTCGTTCGAACGGTTGTCTAGCACTTCGCCAGCGGTGGCCGGGTCGCGGCACCGTGGCACGTCCACGAATGACCGGGACGTGTTCTGGCCGCTGTACCTCTACTCGGACACCGGCTCTACGGAGTTCATGGCCCGCGATCG